TTCTTATGATACTTCTAGTCCTGATGCTTATTATATTGATAATGGTCACTATGGATTTGATAAATATACTTATAATGCAGCAACATTCCAGACTCAAGTGCTGAATGGAGAACTTTATAAGCTTGATTCTTCAATCCCAGAAGAAGATATTAATCAAATTGCAGATGTTGATATGCTAAAAGAATTCATCAAGAATGGATTATACACTGGAACCGCAGAAGGAAGTACGATTCCGAACTTGACAGGTATTATTTATGTTAATAATGATACCGCTTTAGGAGAGCTCTTTATTAAAGATACTCTTGTAAAAGCATTCCCAAGTTTAACATTCTTCTTTAAGAATGTAATCAAAGCTTACTCTGCTAAATTCATTATCCAGGAGGATGATGGAACTTACACTTATGTAGATCATGCAGATACGAAAATAACTGAGAAGAGTGTTCAGAAGGTTTCTTCTGGATTCTTTACAAATCCATATAAGATGTACAATCCAGTAAAAGACAACTACGATTTCCATGGTTGGTCAACGACTAATGATACAACAGGTTTAATTTCAAGTGCAGATGCTACTGCGGAAGAACAGCAAGCGGCTTGGGATGATTTAACATTAGACAGCAATGTATATGATTATACATTCTATGCAGTGTTTACTATCCATAAATGGAATATCAGATTCTTATCTGGTACGAAAGCTGATAATTTAACATTAATTGCTGAATATCAAGTTCCTCATGGAGATGTTCTTTATACTCCAAGTGTATTAGCTACAATGGATGAAAGCGCATTACCTGATGATCAAAGATATAAGTTCTTAGGTTATACTCAGAATTTAGCAAATGTAATTGCGGCAAGCGCAGATACAGCTAAATTAACATCTGTAACCAATATGCTTTCAACGCAGGATACAGATTTTTATGCAGTATTTACTCAAGAATCAGTATTTACTTCTACTACAGATTTGAAATACTTAAAGTTCTCAAAAATAAACTATGACGATCCATATGATAGTTCTTATAGCGCTGTTGGATATATGGTAAGACCAGCTGATGGATATTCATTATCTGGTAAAATTACTTTACCAACTGAATATGAAGGACAACCAGTAATTACGGTTGGAGATTTTAACTCAATGGATATTACTCATGTTTATTGGTATGGAACTCCACAGGTAGTATGTATAGGTAGTAACGCATTTAATAACTGTAAAAAATTAGTTTATTTCCAGTTCCCAGGAACAGTTAGATATATTACTAATTATGCGTTCTTAGGATGCGATCAGTTAAAATTATTCGATTTTGGAAATATTTTATGTTATATTGGTGAAGTTGCTTTCAATATGGCATTTAATTCTTCTACAAAAACTGAAAAACTTAGAATTCCAGGCACAGTAAGAGAAATTGGTAACAATGCTTTTGCTTACAATGATAATATGAGAGGTATCTCAACACTTCAGTTTGGAGGTCCTGGAGATCCAACTCAAATTACTATCCTTGGTAATGGAACTAAAGCTTTTATTCAGAATAGTGGATCTAAGATTGAAAATGTTGTTATTTATACCACTGATGGAGGCATTTCTGATGATTTAATCAACTTAATTGATAATGGAGTTGAATATGAAGGAACCGTTAGTGTAGTTATGGCTTAAGGAGGGGCAAGATGACTAAGACTGTATATTATACATATCTTGGAACAAACGGGACTATTACTAGTCCCGTTCATCTTGAAGATATTTATTATACTCGTAAATATTCTTTAAGAGCTGATGTAGGAAAAACTTTAACAAAAGATGGAGAAAATTTCTTTACAACAGTTATGGTTCCAGAAGATGAAGTTGATCAGTGGAAAGAGGTTAAAGACCCTCTTACTGGTCAAAAATGATTATTATAAATAATAATACTTTCAAAATATTTTGAAAGAACAAGAGGGTGGCAAATGTCACCCTCGAAAATATTATAGAAAGGATTGGACTATATTAATGATTACATATGTTAATGCAGCAAATTCAGATAAGTATTCCGCTATATTTGAAAAAGCTTTTAATGATTTGCAGACGCATGATACAGCAGGTAATGAAGTTGAAAAAGGTAGTTCTTCAGCAGTAATTCCTGATAGTGCGATCGGAACTGGAGTCTATGATGAAGATGGCCAGGAAATTAAAATGCAATCTCTTAGCTCTCTTGATGAATACTTTTCTTATATCGTTGAATTAAATAACATTAGTCGTAGATATACTATTCTTCCATTAGATGAAGATGTCTTTGAAATTAATGCAAATGACAGAAGTATTACAGTACCAGCTTCTTTCAAGAAAAATGGTATTAGTGTACAAGGAGACGAAGTTTCTGAAATCGTTTATTTCCGTATTGCTAGATTCTACGACTCTACTGACCTAGATACAAAAGATATCTATATTCAGTGGAAATCTGCCGCACAGGACGAAGATGGTAATTTCATTGAAGGCGTTTCTGTTCCTTGGGTAAAAGATATTGAAAGTGATCCTGGCTATATCATTTTTGGTTGGCCTCTATCTTCTAAAATCACTCAAGCCGCAGGTACAATTCAGTTCGCTGTTCGTTTTTATAACTATGATAAAGATACTAAAACTCTTAACTATAGTTTATCAACATTGACTTGTTCAGCAACTATTAAACCAGGCTTAGATTTTGATATCCCAGGAATTATTCTTGATGGAACCCAAATTGATGATTCTACAACTCTATTACATGATAGACTTGTTGATTCTCAACTTGCTTCTGGAACTGTTCAAGCTGAAAAACCAATCTTTATCAAGGATCTTGTTTCAAGACTTATTCTTGATGACAATGGACTTAAAGCTTATAATGTTCAGGCTTATGCGCCTGATGCAGGTCAGTTGACTTATGTTTGGAAAAAATATGATATTGATACAAATGACAGACTTCTTGAAGAAGGTGCAATGCCTTATGAAGTAACAATGTCTAAGATTTCAGCTGATGAAACAAGAGTAACTGGAAAACTTTATTATACAATGGTAAGTGGCTCAGATGGGGTAAATCCATCATATCAGCTTTATACAGGTGATATTCCTTCAGAAGATCCAACGCTTGAAATTTATGAGAAGTTTTCTACAGGTATTTTCAACTCTGTTGGTAAATATGTTGTTGTAGCTAAAAACCGTGTACGTCAAAGTACAGCTGAGACAGAAAGTACAGTTTGTATTGTACCTCGTCCATTAAAAGTTAATATTAATAAAGATCTTAGCGAAAGAGGCTATCTTAACGCTGATGATTATGAGACATTATTAACCATCAAAGCTAGCGTTGATGATGAAGGTAAAATTACTTATCAGTGGTTACGTAAAGCTCCTGGTGCAGATGACTTTGAAGAAATTGAAGGAGCAACTGAAGCGACTTATTTAATTCAAGGTTCTGCAGATGAAAGTGAAGAATCTGGTGGCGAAGGCGATGGATTCTATAAAGTTATTGTAACTAATAATTTGAATAAAGAAATTGATTCTACTGATAGTGGAGTTTGTCGTGTAACTCATCCTGCAACTCAATTAAAAGTTCAAATTAATACAACACTTTCTAAACAGTATTTCTCTTTAGACGAAGTTAAAAGAGGTAATGGCTGCGTTATTGTAGCTAGCTGGCCAGAAGGTAGCGGAGAAGTTATCCAAAGACAGGATGAAGACTCTGTAACTTATCAGTGGTATAAATATGTGACTGGTGGAAATGTATTTGAAGATGATTTCCAAAAGGCAAATGATGGTGAATATTACTTCCACGGTGATACTAAGATTGAAGGCGCAAATGAGAAATCATTTATTCCAGATGAAGATGGTTATTACTTCTGTGAAGTAACTAATACCTATAATGACACTCAGGCCAAGAGATGTTCTCCATTCTTTAGTATCGTTGACGCTTAATAAAAGCTTGATATTTTAAAAGGAGGATAGGGCTAATGATTACAACATCTAAAGAATACTATGATTTGCTTTATAGAATTCAAGATGAAAATGCTCCAAGCATAGCCGTTTTACTTCCTAGCACTGAAACAATCTATGATATTGATTTAAATACTCGTACGATTGCAGCGCCCGAGTTTTTAAGCGTTGAAAAGGACCATCGCGCAGAAACTATTTTCTTTAAAGTAAATAGATATTTTGATCATGTAGATTTAACTACCACTACTTGCATTATTAAATATATTAATGCAAAAGGTGAAGGTCGAATTTTTGCGGTTCCATACTATGATGTGGATACATTATCTGACGAGAATAAAATGATTATTCCTTGGGTAATTGATGGAGACGTAACTAAGGCTTCTGGAGACGTTCAATATTCTATTGAATTTTATCGTTTAAACGATTCCGGTAGAAAATTTGAATATAGCTTGGGGACTCTTACTTCTGTAAGTAAAGTATTACATGGTATTGACCAAGACACTGAATTTGATGAGCAAGAAGATCATTTAGCTTCTATAAGCGCAGAAATTTTTGCTCGAATTGATGCAATCTCTAAAGATGACGTTTATTGGATAACGTTATAATATAAAGGGGAGAGTATAGGAAACTATACTCTCCCCTATTTTTTATTTTGGCCAAAAGGCATAAATAAATATTATTAAAATTTTATATCTTATAGACAAAGAAAATAAAATGCGAAAAGGAGGTAGCTTAGTAAGTAATGGCTAATAATGTAAAATTTACTACAGGTTTAGAGTCAAAATTACCAAGTTCTAAAGAAGCTGGTAAAGTATATTTTGCCATTAGTGGAGACAGTAATTCTGGTTATACGGGCTCTATTTATTTCGATACAGATTCAAACACTCGTGTAAAAATGAGCACTTTAGCAGATGCATGGATAACGGCAAGAAATTTCACTGTTAAAGATAATAGTGGAACTAACTCTGGGCCATCGACATTAGTTAATGGTACTAATGACGTTATTTTAAAACTGCCTTCTACTATAAAAGCTAGCTTAACAGGACACGCGTCCGAAGATTTGGCACTTACTGGAGGTACCCTTAGTGGACCTCTTAAGTTCTCTGCTGATGGAACGGCAAGCGGAATTACATGGAATTCTGGTTTATATTGGCAAAGAATTATAAATGTAGATAATAGCACAACTGATGATTCAGTTTTTGAATTTCAACAAAGCGAAGATTCTGGTAGTTCTTGGACAACCTTAATGGCGATTAGAGACAATGGTAAAGTTGTTGCAAATACTTTTGTGGGAAATGCATCAACCGCAAGCACATGGGCTACAAGTAGATTATTTTATATTCAAGATAGCGATGCAAGTAATACTAGTTCTGGTGTTGGAGTAAATGGTAGTGCAAATGTAACTTTAAAATTACCTTCTACTATTAAGGCAACCTTAAATGGTAATGCAGATACTGCGACTTATGCTTCTTATTTAATATGTCCAGATACTAGAAATGATGTAATTAATCCTAGTAGCTTAAATGCAAAAACAAATGGCATACAATTTAATTTTAAAGCGGCAAGTGTAACAGGTTTATCTAGCTCTTATTCTGGGGTTATGACTTTTAGACCTTATGCTTCTGGATCTGACTGGACTGGCGGCCCAGCCCATGAATTGGCTTTTGATTCAAACGGTTTACATCATCGTACATCAACTGGAGATACAACTTGGGGAAGTTGGGAGCATTTATTAACTTCAAATAATTATACTTCTTATACAGTTAAAAAAGATGGAACTGGAGCCTCTGGAACTTGGGGTATTAGTATCTCAGGAACTGCTGCTAAGGCAACTGCAGATGCTTCAGGAAATACAATTACATCAACTTATTTAAAAAGTGTTAAAATTTCTAGTGGAACTGAATACCAATTAGAGCAAACAACTGGTAATGGAACTACAACTACTATTGGAAAATTTGCCCCATTAGATTCAAATAATTTAATTGATATAAAATATATTCCACAGGGTGCATTAGAAAGATTAGTTGTAGTTGCAGATGACACAGCTCGTCTGGCATTAACTACATCAAGTGTTCAAAATGGTGATGTGGTTAAAGTTACATCAACCAATAAAATGTACTTTGTAAAAGATCAAACTAAATTAACAAGCGAAGATGGTTATGAAGTATTTGCGGCTGGAGTTGCAGCTTCAGTAGCTTGGTCTAATATCACTGGAAAACCAAGTTTTCTTGGACCAAATACTACAATTACTCTTGATAGTGCGGGAACCTCAATTAATTTAGTTAGATATAGCGAATCCGGTGCAACTGGAACTACGACTACTATAAAACCTTCATTCTTGCCTCTTGCAGGCGGAACGATGACAGGGGTTATCTCTTTAAAAGGTAGTCAATATACAGATGCATTAAATAGTGGAGCACTTAATGCTAACAACAGTAATATTTATAATGTAAACCAAATTCAGTTTGGAGATTTGTGTGATTCGGCTGCTGAAGGTATTCAATTCTACAATACTTCTACTACGGTAGATTCTTTGTGGGCGAATACTGGAGTATTATATTTTACTCCCAATCGTACATGGGGTTCTACAGCAACTAATTATACCGTATTACATTCTGGAAATTATACTGATTATATATATAGTAAAAGTACAGCAGATGGCAAATATCTAACATCAATCGCGCAATCTGAATCCACAGGAACGACATATAAGATTCAAAGTAAATATGCAAGTGGAAGTGTTCAAGCAACCATTTCAATTCCAATGGCAACCTCAAGTGCCGCAGGTTTAATCTCTACTGGAGAACAAACTTTTGCAGGAAAGAAAACTTTTTCTGGTGTTACAATATTCAGTAATACAACTGATGCAGAGGCAAGTACGAGCGGATCTGGAGTGGTTTTAATTGGAGATATTTCTGGAACACATTTAGCTTTAGATGGAAATGAAATTATGGCTAAAGCAAGTGCTACCACTACTAGTACACTTTATTTGAATAATAATGGTGGAGTTGTATATACTGGAGGAAATCTTCAGGTTAAAGGTGGAACCATTTATGTTGGATCTGCAGGTTCTTACTATATAAATACTGGAACTAGCTATTTATGTAGTTTAAAACTTCAAAATCAACTAAATGTAAATACGACTGGTAGTGGAAGTGCTTATGGTATTGGGTTATATGGTTCTGATGATCCTATAAACTATGGTATTACTTTTAGACAAACTTCAAGCGCAGGTACACATGGATATGTAACTGGCGATTGGGCTACTTATATAACCATGAGCAATACAGATAATAGAGGATGGGTATTTAGACGTAACAGTGTTGGTGGAGTTGCTTCTATTAACACAAGTGGTAAAATGTGGTTAAATGGTAACTTAACTACAACCGCAGTCGGAAAATCTAATTATTATATTGCCTTTCCAGATGGCGGAAGTTATGCCACAACTTCTTCAACAGCAACAGGATACTTAAAAGTTACTTTGCCGCAATCATGGACTAGTACTATGATGCGTTTTAAGGTATCTATTTATGATTATTCAACTGGAAGATCTGTGGAATATTTAGTTGGTGGATATAATTATAATAGTAGTGATAGTCCAAGCTGGTATAACGTATTTGCGCAAGCTATTGGTAAATATGAATATGGTTTAAGTAATTTAAATGTTAGATTTGGACATGATGGAAGTAAATGCGCAATTTATATTGGTGAATCTACAACTACATGGAATTATCCGCAGGTTTCTATCTCAGATCTTACTGTTGGATACACTAATTATAGTCAAGATAAATGGGCGACTGGATGGAGCATTGGATTTACAACAACTCTTGGAACTATAACTCAGACCATATCAAATACAAATATTGCATATAGAAGTTATTTAGCTGATAGAGCAACAAATGATGCTAATGGAAATAGTATTGTTGCAGGATATATTGCAACATTAGGGTTGAATACTTCAAATGGAACAAGTTTAATTGTAAATGGTAAAGCTAAAAATGGTTCAGAAATAACAACTGTTACTATTCCAGCTCATGACTCTTCTCATACAGGATTAATTACTAATACTACTCAAACTATTTATGGAGCTAAAACATTAAATAATACTTTAACTTCACAAATAATTCAGCCAGCTAGTAATGGTAGTTATACCTTAGGAACAGCTAGTTTACATTGGAGTAATACATATACAAATGTATTATTTGTTTCTAGTAGTACAAGTTTTACATCCGCAGGAGTTTCCGGAGTAGCGGGAACATATGTTGGAAGCGGTTTCATTGAATTATCTGCCCCAAACCCATATATAGATTTTCATTTTAGTAATAGTACATCTGATTATACAAGTAGAATTATTGAATCATCAAGTGGATATTTACAAGTAACAAGTAACTTGATGATTGGCGGATCAGTAACAGGATATAAATTATATGTTAATGGTACTACTGCTTTAAAAGGCGATATTTATTATTATGGAACAAATGCACATTTATCTATGATTCGATTTATGGATAATACTTCTGATGCTTATGGAAATGGAATTTCTATCGGCGGTGGTGGTATGACTATAGTCGGAGCAGGTGAAAGTGCTAGTAATATGCAAAGTTTAGTTAGCGCGGGAACTGAAACACTATATTTATTATCTGACGGCTCGATAAATTTAGAAGCAAATGCAGATACTATCGCCAATAGAATTGGTGCTCAAATAACTACATCTGGTAATATAGTTCCTATAAAAGCTGAAGCAACAAATACAAATGCTCAAAGTCTTGGTGTAAGCGGAAACAGATGGAGTAAATTATATGTTGGAACAGCAGATTCTTATGGAAGTGCTACAAATCCAATCTATTGGAATGCAGGAGTTCCAACAGCTTGCACTTATAGTTTAAATGCAACTGTCAATAGTGGAGCTGTTAATTCATTAGCTTATTATTCTGCAGGAACCACAGTTAGCGCATATACATCGACCAAAGGTAGTGGGACAAAGTTATGGTATTTAAGTGCAGGAGTTCCAACAGAAAGTAGTTCAACAGTTGGATCTAGTACAGCCCCAGTGTATTTAAGTTCTGGTACTATTACAAAATGTTCTTATTCATTAAGTTCAACGCTTAATAGTGGAACTGCAAATCGAGCTGCTTATTTTAGTGGAGTAAATGCAGTATCTGCAGCAGGCTCAATTTATATGTCAAGTAGTCAAATCGGTATTAACACAACTTCATTAAGTTCGCCATATTTGATTACAACTTCTTCAAATACTCAAACTACAATAGTCCCTTCTTTACAAGTTAGCGGATACTCATATTATACAAATACAACCATATATGCATCTAATATAAGAGCTATTGAATTTAGACCTTCTGGAAGTACATATAATTCATATATTTATTATGGAACCGGTGGTAATGAAGCTTTAAACTTTGTAAATAATCAATCTGTTACATCATTTATTTTCTGGACTGGAAATAGAGTTGAAGGTGGCAGTCAATGGTATCTTGATAGTGATGGTAATGCACGATCTGATAATCCAGCGTTACAGATAAAGAGTAATTGTGTTTATATTAATAAATTGGTTTCAAGTGGAACTACTCCAAGTTATAAATTATATGTAAATGGTACAAGTTATTTTAATGGAACTATGAATACTTCATCTAATATAACTGCTAGTGGAACAATAACTGGTAGTAAAGTATATGGAGCAGTATGGAATGATTATGCGGAGTTTAGATATGTTGAAGCTAAAGATGAAGCGGGAAGATGTGTAATAGAAACTGGACATGGAGCTCTTAAATATTCAACAAAAAGACTTCAGCCTGGAGCAAATATTATATCTGATACTTATGGTTTTGCTATTGGAGAAACTAATCGATGTAAAACTCCTTTGGCTGTATCGGGAAGAGTTTTAGCTTATCCATATGAAGATAAAGAAAAATATAAACCAGGAGATGCGGTTTGTTCCGGTCCTGATGGAACAGTTTCTTTAATGACAAGAGAAGAAATTAAAGAATATCCTGATCGTATTATTGGTACGGTGTCTGAAATTCCAGATTATAAAGTTTGGGGCACTGGAAATATAAAAGTTAATGGTCGTATTTGGATTAAAGTTAAATAAAGATTTGACTTTGTCTAAATTTTATGATATAATAAAAATAAATCAATGGAGGTTTTAATATGATATTAAATCTTAATAATGAAGAATTAATTATTAATATTCGCAACTTCGCTGAAGATATTAGGATCGCCCCAGATGAACCAGAAAAAGGGGTTAGATTTATACTAACAGTTGTAGGTGCAGATTTATATAATCTAGAAATTGTAGAAAAATTTGTTCCTTATTTTGTAAAAGATTCTATTTCATCTATTCAAGTGATTGAAGAAGATGGAAGGATTATTTTTAACAGTAGTAAATATACTAGATTAGATAATATTGCGATGAGAATGACAACTGCAGAGGAGTACAGTGAACCATATCCAAATTTTGTATTTACTTATTAAAAAAGAAAGAGAGGGCTAAGCCAGAATGGCGACAAGAACAGTATTTTATAAAGGTAATTCAATTACTGCGTCCACTATTTCAGATTTTTATAATAGATTAAATACAATGCGTTCAACAGCTGGAGTTGCGTCATTAACTGTTCCAAGTTTGCAGGGGAGTTCAATTACCCCTGCAACTGGAGTTACTAATGTTTTTAGTCAAATTAGTGACACTAAAGATAAAGTATCTTTTTTAAATAGTGCTAATATTACAACTTTTGGAACGCCATCTGCTACTGCAGGAGTTGTTATTAATGCATATACTAATGTTTCTATAATTGAAAAAACGATTGGGTATATGGAGAGCCTTTGTCGATCTTATAATTCAAATAATTTCACATCTTATAGGCAGAATACTCCTCTCTGCGCGACTTATTTTGGAGCTTTTAATACTAGTCACACTACAGAAACATGTACAACAGTTTTCTCTAGTGTTAATTATACTTATTTTAGTAGTCATGATTCAACATTTTTTGCTACTCATTGTAGTAGCTTTTGTGATGCACGTTATGCTACTTTTTTTAATAGTGTAAATTATACATTTGCTGCTCTTTGTTCAAATTATTGCACAGGAAATTATAGTACATTTTTTGGTGGAGTAAATTATACATTTGCAGCTCATTGTGGAAATTATTGCGGTTTTTGTAATACATTTTTTGGTGGAGTGAATTATACATTTGCAGCTCATTGCGGGAATTTCTGTGGTTTTTGTAATACATTACATTCTTCTAAGCATGCTACTTTTCATGGAACTTTTCATGGAACATTTTTTAAATCTAAAAATTCTACTTATTATTCTGGAGTATGGAATTGTTTTAGTTATAGTAGTAGTTGCCGCAGAGATGATACGAATCATATTTCAGTTTGTAACACAAATCATTCTTCTAAAAATGCAACTTTTCACTCTTCTAAAAATGCAACTAACTTTGGAACAAATTTTGCTACTTTCTTTAATGGTGTAAATTATACTTATTTTGCAACTCATTGTAGTAATTATTGTAATCCTAAGTATGCTACTTTCTTTAATGGTGTAAATTATACTTATTTTGCAGCACATTGTAGTAGTTATTGTAATCCTAGATATGCTACTTTCTTTAATGGTGTAAATTATACTTTTTTTGCAACTCATTGTAGTAGTTATTGTAGTCCTAAGTATGCTACATTTTTTACAAATGTTAATTATACTTATGGAGATTTTTGTACGACAAATTTTGCTGGAAATTGTAGTAATTTTGCAACTACAACTTTTAGTACATATCATTCCGCAGTAAATTATACTTTTGGAAGTTATTGTACTACATATTTTGGGACTTTCTTTGGAAGCAATAAGTCAGCGCATTGTCCAACTAATTTTAGTGGATTTTTTGTTACTTTTTACGATTCCTTTAAAGTTGAAGGTATTGATATGTAAAAATAAATAATTAATTAAATAAATAAAAAGAGAAAAAGGAGATTAATATGAATTTTTCTAATATGACTTTATTTACAACAGCTTTGTGTAATTTAAATTGTGGATATTGTTATATTTGCAAAGATGCCGCAGGTGGACTTGCTCAGATCGATAAAGATCTTGAGCAAGATTTTGCAAATGATCAATATATTAAACAAGTTTTAGATTATGATCCAGAGCTTCGAAATACAATAGACGGAATTACTCTTTGGGGAGGAGAACCATTTTTACATATGGAGCGTTTTACAGACCATATAAAAGCCTATTTTGATGCATTTCCAAATTTTAATAAAATTATGACTTCTACTAATTTTACAATCCCAAATCAAGCTAAAATAATTGAGCATTTATTAAAAGAAATTGGGAAATATTATAATGGAAATGTATATTTTAATTTTGATTTACAAATTTCCATTGATGGCTATCCAGAAATGAATGATTTCGGTAGAGGTAAAGGTACAACTGAAAAATTTTTAAAAAATTTTAGAGATTTATGTGATATTGATTATGATACTTCAAAAATTATATTATCAGTTCATACTAAACCAACTTTATCAAAAGAAACAATGCATTTTCTAGATACGCCTGAAAAATGTATTAAATGGTATACATTTTTTGACACTGAATTATATCAAGTGCAAAAAGAAAATAATGCAAAATGGAATTATCATAATAGTGTATTTAATTGTGCTAGTCCATCAGAATGGACTAAAGAAGATGGCTATACATATGCTAAAATTAATCAGAATATTTTAGATAGTCAAAAATATATCCAAGAAACTTGTGAAAGTTGGAGATCTGATGTTACATTAATTCCTCTTGCGATAACCGGGTTAACAAGTTTAAGCTCTCGTAGTTCTTGTAAACGTTGTGGAACTGTACAAGTGGATAGAAGCCTTGAAGAAGCAGGAAAAAGTTATCGTAACCCTAAATGTGGTGGAGGATGTGGATCTTTTACTGGAAATATAGTTCCAATTCCAAAAGGAATGTTTACTATGTGTCACAGAGGATTATTTGATGAATATGTTGAATATGCTAATAATGTTCAGAAACAAGGTTCAATAAATGGATTATCAGATAAATATTTCGGAGCGCATAATACAAAAGATTGGTTATATACCCCAGAAGAAATGCGCCAAGCACATAATATGATGGTTCCTTTTGAAACTTCTCCAAATCAAATTTTATATACAGATTTAATTTTATTTGTTCGAGAATATGCAAAAGCAGGATTAATCGATCCTAAATATACATCTATTGCTGAAATAGAAAAAACACTTCCTGCCTTTATGGAAAATTCTATTTGCTTACAAGATAATTATATTATGAATGGCTCTTGGACAACTAGAAATTGTCTAGAAATTCCACTTTTTTATAATGGGGCAATGGATATAGTTGTTTCAGAGCTGGATAGAGTGGCAAGAGAATACAAAGTAAAGGAGGTTTTATAATACATGGCAACTTATCAAGAAGAACAAAATATTTTATTTAATAGTTTTTTAGATCGATATTGTAAAAATGCTCCAATGGTAGAATTTATTATTTCTTCAAGTTGTAATCAAAAATGTGAATATTGTTATTTAATGAAGCATGGTAAAGAATTATATCCACCGCAGTATAATAAAAAAGATTTAATTTTGACAAATTTTAAATTATTATTACAATATTTATATGATGAAGGATATGATTACACCACTTTTAATATCTTTTCAGGAGAATTTTTTGCGCTTCCCTTTTGGGAGGACATTTTACAAATTATTTATGATTTTAAAGTAACTCATTATCCAGATGTATATAGAGAGATTTCAGTTCCAACAAATGGAACTTTTATTAAAGATGAAGAAAAAACTCAAAGAGTTGAAATTTGGTTAGAAAAATTACAAAAAATAAAATGTCCATTATATTTAAGTTTTTCAATCGATGGGCCAAATAATTTGGAAGAGCTTACTAGACCAGATCATCATGGTAATGGAAAGTCTGATGAATTTTATGATAATATTTTTAAATTTGCTAAAAAACATGATTTTACTTTTCATCCTATGGTTGCCGCTGATTTTGTTCGTAATTATAAAGAAAATTATGATTGGTGGATTGACAATATTATAAAATATGATATGTATATTACTAGACCAGATGGAAAAAAAGTTTTAGATTTACCAATGTTCTTATATGTAAGAGATCCTTATGAATGGGATGAAAAAAATCTTCAAAGCTTTCATGACTTCTTATTATATATGGCAGAAAAAAATATTAAAGATATTTATCATGGAGATATTGAAGATTTCACATTGGGAATGTTTGGTGGACCGCAACAGTTTCTTTCTGAACATGGAGGAATTCAACCAGATCTTTTGGATTATCCTAGTCCAGTTCATAGTATGAGTTGTTCTATTCAAAATGGACCTATTTGGAGATTAGGAGATTTAGCATTAGTTCCATGTCATAGGACTAGTTATGAAAATTTTGTTTTTGGTAGATTGATAACAGATGAAGATCATACTAAAATTACTGGGGTGCAGGCTGAAAAACCTATGTTAGCTTTTAAAGTTAAAACTTTAAATCCAAATCGTTCAACTATGAAATGTGCAGCTTGTAAATTAAAATCTTTCTGTTCTAAAGGATGTTTAGGATCTCAATTTGAAAATGAAAGAGAATTATTTACAGCTAATGATACAATTTGTGAGATGTATAAAGTTTATTATAAATCTATCCATGAGGTAGCATTAAAATATAACTGTTATGATATTGTCGCAAAAAGTCATAAAATAAATCAAGAGAGAAAGGAATACATTAAAAATGTCAAAAATGTCTTATCAACGCTCTGATGATATGTTTTTATATTCTATGTGTAAATCAATTATAGAGGATAAAAATTATTCATATATTCCACAAGTAGAATCTTATTTAAAAGGTTCTATTCAAAGTGGATATGTAATTGATGTATTACATCCATGTAATGAAATTTTAATTTATTATATTTATTACATATTATTTTCTCCAGAAGATAGAATTCGTTCTATTGATTTTAGAAATTTTATTTCATTATATAATGCTCATATTGTTAATAGCTTTTATAATGATCCGTCAATCGAAAAAGAATTAAAAGTTAGAACAGAATCTGAAGAAGAAGATACTTATGAGCAAACTTTATTTAAAGTCTGTAAAAATATAATATTTAAACATTATATTGGACAAGAAATTCCTTTTCCAGAAGCAACAACAGAAAAAGCTGTAAAAATTTTAAATGATTTTTTTGTATCTTCTGAAGATAGGATTTTTAATACTGAGATAATCGCAGTTTTACTTTATTGCGGATTAACTGATTGTTCAGAATTGTCTTTATATCAACAAGATAAATTATTTGTTTGTATTAATAGAATTATAGATCATACCCTTGAAAGAGGACTTCATGATGAAAATTTACAAGATTTTGCTCAAGGTGATTTTAATAGCGGTCTTTTAACCAAAGGTGATGAAGCTTTAAATTTTGCTGATTAAGCACTTAACTTGACGAAATAACTTTTTTTTGGTATAATATATTCATAATATAAAAGAAGGAGATTATTATGAAATATATTATACCAAATTTTTTTGATAGCTATGTATATAATATGGCATTAATTAATGAGTTTATTCAAGTTCATGAGTTTGCTGGAGTTCAAGGAACATATTCTTTTTCTTATTTTAATGGTAGCTTAAATAATATTAGAGGAGAAAAAATTTCTTTATACCCAGATTTTATTGCCGGAGCGGAAGCTTATAAAATTATTGATGATATGATTTTATTAGATTATGGTAATATGAATATTGTTCCGGCAGATTACAAAAATTGTATGGCAAAAGTTATTTTAGAAAAATTTTCAACAGATTCGCGTTTTTATTGGGAAGTCAGTGTTCCAGAATATATTGAATACTTAGTACAAACTTATCCAAAAATTAAAATCGTATTACATCAAAATTATACAATGTTTCATTCTGTTCAAGATATCAATTCTTTAATTAGCCAATATCCAAATAATATTAAAGGTATTATTACTACAGATGTAAATCCTTGTTATGGATTAAAAAATAAAAATATCTTTAAATGTTATTTACTTTCTCCTATGGCAATATGCCATAAGTGCAAAAATTTAAAAAGATGTATAAAACTTGAAAATAATAATACATTAAATTTTTCAGAGCAAAGTGTTTTTTCTAGTTGCCCGAATTGTCAAACTCTAAAAGATGTAGATACGGCAATAGCTGAAATAAATTATGTTAAAAATAATGCTGACTATATTTTATTTGGAACCGCAATGAAAGATAGAATTCCTGGAAATAGTTTTAGCACAAATCATAATGGATTGGCGCAAGAAAGACTTGAACAAAATAGAGATGTTGAAATAGAATATTATAAATTTTATGAAGATGTTTTAAACGCAATTAAGGAGGATAAATAATATGTTATATTTTAATATACCTGGACCGAGTGATCATTTACCTTTGAACTTATATTTTTTAAATTTATATGAACAGCATAGAGATTTTTTTTATGATGATGTAGCTTTTAGTTCTTGTTTTGGTAATTTTCATTATTGTATTTGGGATGGAGGACGAAATTTTATTCGTTATGAGCATTGCACTAGAGAATATATGGAAGAAGTTGTTAATGATTATAAAGATAGAAATGTAGCTTTAAGATTAATTTTTACTAATCCAGTTATTACAGAAGAGCATCTTGATGACAGATTTGGTAATTTAATGTTAGAAGTTTGTGATAATGGCCGTAATGAAGTTGTAGTAAATTCTCCTCTTATGGAACAATATATTAGAGAAAATTATCCTGGATATAAAATTATTAGTTCAACAACTAAACGTTTAACGAATCCTACTGATTTCTTAGCAGAATTAGATAAAGATTATTATCAAGTATGTTTAGATTATGATTTAAATAAAAATAAGGAATTATTGGAAGCAATTCCAAAAGAGAAGCGTGGAAAATGCGAATTTTTAAGTAATGCTATTTGCGGTTCAAATTGCTCTTTTAGAAAAACTCATTATGCAAAAACTGGAATCGCTCAGCTTACATATTTACGAGATACTTATAATGTTTTAGGTGTATGTAAAATTAAAGAGAATATTACTCACCCCTCCGTTCTTGGTAAAGGAAATAATTTAACAAGAGCTGAAATGCAAGAATATAATAAGATGGGATATAAATATTTTAAATTAGAGGGAAGAACTATTCCATCTTCAGATTTATTAGGATTATATTTATATTATTTTATTAAGCCAGAATGTCAAGCTGAAGTATTATCTTTAATTGTTTCTCAAGACGGAATTTTTATTAATGATAAAAATTCTTCTCGAGTTGGAATAGTTGATACACCTAAAAATTATTATTCTATGGATTAAGGAGTAAAAAATGGATTGGTTAGAATTATTAACTAAAATTTTTGAGGTATGTATTATTCCTCTTCTTGGAGTTTTAACTACTTATCTAGTTAAATACATTCAAGCTAAAAATGAAGCTTTTAATACAGAATCTGATTCTGCATTAGCTAAAAAATATACAGATATGTTAACCAATACAATTACGACTTGCGTAATTGCAACAAACCAAACATATGTAGATAGCTTAAAACAACAAGGCTCATTTGATAAAGAAGCTCAAGAAGCGGCTTTTCAAGAGACCTTATCTAAAGTATTAAGTATTTTAAATGATGATGCTAAAAATTATCTTAAAGAAGCCTATGGAGATTTAGATATATATATTACTAATATGATTGAAGCAACAGTAAATGAACAAAAAGTTAATAAGGGAACCTCTTAATTGAGGTTCCTTTTTTTTTTGTTTATTTTTAACAAAAATCTATAATATATTTTTGTTCAAAGTGTACAAAATATATAACGCGTTAAACCGATCGATTTGATACTTTTGTATAAATTTTATAAAGATATTTAAAATTTTTTGAGAAAAGTTTATGCAACATTTTAGGGTTTTGTTTTAAAATTTTGCCCATTCAAAAATCAATATATAATGTAAGAAAGAGAGAAAAATTTTCTTACAGAAAGGAAGTATACTTTTTATGTATCCTACAAATAATAGCTATTATAACCAAATGCAACCTCAAACTCAATACTATCAAAATCAGATGCAGAGTCCTTCTTCGATGATACGTCCTCAGATGATGGCGACTGTAAAAGGTAGACCTGTATCATCTATTGAAGAAGCGAGAGCTGCTACAATAGATTTTGATGGTTCGATTTTTTATTTTCCAGATTTGGCAAATAAAAAAATTTACACAAAGCAGATAAATATGGATGGCACAGCCACACTAAACATGTACGAATTAAAAGAAATGCCTGTTGAACCACCGTTGAATAGTTCTGCTTATGTAACACGAGAAGAATTTGAGATAGCTATGACTCAATTAAAAAGTTTTTTAAGTCAACCTTCTACGGCATCGACGACCCCGATGAGCGAGCCGCAACCGCAAAAAGCTGAACAAGAAAAATCAAAAGAGCCATTAAATTTAAACTTTTAAGGAGGTAATATAATGAATATTAATCCTATGCAGTTTATTCAATTAATTAGAAATGGCGGAAATCCACAACAATTAATGATGAATCTTTTAAGCCAAATGCAGGGAACTCCTATGGGTAACAACCTCTTAAGCATGGCGCAAGCTAATGATACAAAAGGTATTGAACAATTAGCTAGAAATTTATGCCAACAAAGAGGTGTAGATTTTGACCAAGAATTTAGTAATTTTAAACAAATGCTTGGTCTCAGGTAATTTAAAAGGAGGAACCAATATGTTTAATCAGGGTTCAGGATATTCATTATCAGACATTGCAGCTGCTTCTGGAAATCGTGGAGAAACTGGCTGGACAGATGGCATGGGAGCTTGGTGGATTATAATCCTATTCTTATTCGTCTTTATGGGCGGAGGTTGGGGAGGCAACTGGGGTAATGGAGCTAATTCAGCTGCAACTCAGGGCGCCTTAACTAGAGCAGATTTAAGTCAAGACTTAAACTTCCAGAATGTAGAAAATGGTGTTAGAGGAATTCAGCAAGGACTTTGTGATGGATTCTATACTAACAACACAACTCTATTAACCAATTTTGGTAATGTGCAACGTGATTTGTGTACAGGATTTAGTTCTGTCGCACAAGGATTTAATACAGTAAACGCTAACTTAGCTGATAATCGTTATGCAATGCAGTCTTGTTGCTGTGATACAAACCGCAATATAGATGCAGTTAGATATGATAATTCTCGAAATACTTGTGAAATAACTCAAGCTATTAGAGAAGAAGCTGAGCAAACAAGAGCTTTAATCAATGCTAATACAATGCAAGAGTTACGTGATAGATTAGAAGCTAAGAACAATGAGCTACAGTCAGCTAACTTCCAGTTATCTCAATGCGCTCAGAACGCTTACTTAGTAAATGAACTTCGTCCATGTCCGGTTCCTGCATATTTGACATGTAGTCCATATGCAGCTTATTCTAATGGATGTAGTTGTTAAGTAAATAAGTAAAGGAGATTTGTATTTATGGAAATTACTGCGACAACAGCTCAAACAGTAGCAGCTAATCAAGATATATTATTTACGAATACTGCGGTTGAAGGCAACTGCAGTATTCTTCACAGAAGTGGAAGCGGGCTTGTTAATTTACGCGGTCTAACGCAACAATGCAGAGCTCGTTACAGAGTCACTTTTGGATGTAATGTAGCAGTTCCAACAGGCGGCACAGTTGATTCAATTTCAGTAGCAATTACTATTGATGGAGAGCCTATTGCTTCTTCAATGATGATTTCTACTCCTGGAGCCGTTGATGATTATAATTCAGTATCTGGCGCAATTTTTATTGATGTTCCAAAAGGATGCTGCTCTCAAGTTAGTATTAAAAATACTTCAACACAATCTATTTTAGTTCAAAACGCTAATTTGATTGTTGAAAGGGTGGCGTAAATGAAAGATCTTAAAAGAATGAAAAAAATGCTTATGGAACAAGTCGAAATGGAATTAGAAAATCCACAGAGTGCAGATACTAAAGAATTAGGTGAAGTTGTAGATATGATTAAGGATATTGCCGAAACAATGTATTACTGTAGCATTGTAAAAGCAATGGAAAAATCAGAGCCGGAAGAAATTATGGCATATCATGATGATTATCAGCCACATATAATGAAAGAAGAAAGACCTATTGAAAAACATTTTCACGAGTATAAAAAAGTTAAGAAAATGAGTAATGATCCAATTCTTTCAATGCAACATCTTGAAGGTTATATTAATGAACTTCAAAAAGATATAATGGAAATGGCATCTACCGCATCTCCAGAAGAAAAACAAATGCTACAAAAGAAAATAGCTGTACTTGCTTCTAAATTAGCATAAAAAAATAAGGGAAGAACTTTTATAGTTCTTCCCATTTTTTTTGTTTATTCATCAGTTTCATCTGTAGTAACTGTTAAAGTCCTTTCAGCCTTCTTTTTGACTAAATTAAATAAACGATCTCCATTGTGATTACCACCTAGCCCATTGTAAGCATCATGATCATTATCAATTTCTTGGTATTCTTCCAATGATATGTCATGATTTTCATTAAGTAACATGATACACGCTTGTTTAAATTGACGTCCTTGAAGTGATAAAATGCCTTTTTTTAAACAGCTTAATTCTTCTTTTAATTCATCAATTTCCCCCTGGAGAACCTTATCGTCATATTGAGACTGTTGATAGCTATCTGATATTTCAGATTTCAGTTTACTATAGAATTCATCTTGCTGAGCTTTTTGTTCTTTTTTTACTAATTCTGCATATCGTTTTAAGAAGATTCCTCCACCAGTAACAATAAGCCCAAACAAAAACTCAATCCAGTATTTCACAATAAATTCTAACATAAATAAAGAAATTCGCCTCCTAGTCTTTTTATGTCCTCATAGAATATAAAAAGTAGAAAGCGAATTTTAAATTAATCTGACCAATCAAATCCTTTTGAAGATTCTTTTATTAAAGTATCTACTTTATCTTGTTTATTTAGAAAATAAGAACCAATGCAAATTGCATCTGACTCATCTTGCGTTGCTTTTATTCCATATATATTAGTAACATAAGCTTGCGCATTTCGCTTTTGCTCTTGGCGAGTCCTTCCTTTTATTCCAAGTGCGGATTTCCAAGAACTAGCTAATACAGATGTATTAGGTAAATCTAATTCAGTCACCAATTCATAAATAACTCCATAAACCTCTGCTAAAGCTTTAAAAGTCTGAACATTATTGCCAACATTAGATTGAAGTTGAATATCTTCAAAAATAACTTCTTCAATACCATAGTCAGCGATTAATTTAGCAACAGCTTCGCGTATTCTAAATAATCTTTCCCCAAGACTTTCATTATTAAAACTTAATTTTCCAAAAGTCTCTAATTTTCCATCAATAAAAACCGCATATCCAGAAACTTTACTTGCTTGATCTAAAGCTAACAATCTCATGTAGCTGGCTGTAACACATCCTGGTCTGCATATGAAGTGGATCCAAATCCACCTGTTCTAAGCCCACCTTCAACATCATCTTCTGTTTTCAAATAGGGCTTAATAATGCCTTGACCAATCGCGTCACCTTTCTTCAATAAAATAGGATAAGGGGAAAGGTTAATCAACTGAAAGAAAATTTCTCCTTCATTATCTTTATTGTTATAATAATCACCATCAATAATGCCAACTCCATTAGCTAAAATAAGCCAATATTTTAAAGGAGAAGAACTGCGCACACTAAGTTCAAGATAAGTGTCTGGTTCAAGCTTGCATTTAACTCCTGTTGGAACTAAAGTCGGCTTTGCATTATATTTCTTGGTTAATGCTGCAACTTCATCAATAGTTTTATTTTTTTCTTCATAAATAGGAAGTCTATCTGCAAGTCTTAAAGTATCATATAAATTTTTATATGGTAAAATAACTGTATCTTCAGCTACTGTAAAATCATAACCTGCGGCTTCTTTTGTTTTTCTTACTGGACGCTGGATGTCCATATCAGCGTCCGCATATTTACTAACTACTTCAAATCTTGCCATAATTAAAACCCACTTCCATACTGAACATCAACATGTTCCTCTGGATCTTTCTCTTCATTAAAAGTAATTTTTGCTTTAACTACCTGATATTCTTCAATAATTTCGCCTTTAGCTTTAATATATTTTGTTGTATAGCTAAAGCTAGTAAGCTCGCCGCAATCAATCTGCTCAAGTTCTTTTCTTAACGCCAAAGCATCTTCTACTGTTGGAACTCTATAAGTATTTACGCTGTTAATTAAATATTTGTCCATAATTAAATTACCTCTACTATTAATTCATTATTTAAAAATTGTGTTGTTTCATAAAGATTTTTTGCTATATCGCTTAAATATTTTTTATCTCCTTCAAGTACAATATGAGGAATTTTTAATGTATAACTCAAATCATTTAAATTATCTACTAATTCCCACAATGGAGATTTAGCTGTTTTTATAACTTTATCATCTTGTACAATAAAAATAGTTTGATCTATCGCAAAATAATCTACTGTACATACAAGTTTATTATCCACGGAAAGTAACAACTCCTTTATCATACTCAAACAAATATAAACAAGTTACATTTTCTTTTTGCTTTACCCAAATTTCAAGTGCATTATCAACTTGATTTTTAGACAATGAGACTAATTCTCCTACATTTTGTAAACAATCAATTACTGCTAATCCTAAATTATCATATTCAAGATTATCACCAGTTTTTGAAAATAATGTAAAATAACCAATTTCTTTTCCATAAAGCATAAAATATTTATTATCTGAAGATTCTGCCATCTTGTTGATAGAATCTATCATATCTTTAATTTGTTCTTGATTATATGTTGGTAGCTGAGAAATGATTTGTTTATTCATATCGTATAGATTTAATTCTAAACCATCAGATTTAATATTCATTGCTTTCCAGCCTTTATTCCACACATAAAATTCTTTTTCATCTTCGACCCAAGCGATTTCGCCAGGCTCAAAATATAAAAGAGGATTATCTAACTCTTTTCTAGTTTGAAAAGTAACCATCTACTATACTCCTTTCTTATTTTAAATATATTATATCAAAAAATATGTTAAAAGTCAAAAGGTGCATAATAAATGTTCTGATTACTAGAACCTCTTAAAAATAAAGTCGTATCTCTTAAAGATTCAATATAAGGACCATCAATTAGAGCATCAATATTATCTAAAATACTTTTTACTTTTGGAAAATTACTTTCTTTTAAATTTTCCAAAGTGTATCCTGTCCATAGGTAGATCTTCACATTTGGTAATTTTTCTTTGATAGAATTAACTACAAGTAAAGTCAGTAATTGATTTTCTGGACAGAGAGGCTCTCCTCCCATAATACATAAATTTCGTTTTATTCCATTTGCCGTTAAAGCATTAACAATCTCTTGAATTGTTTCTGGAGTAAATTCTTTTCCACCATCAAAGTCCCATGTCTCGGGGTTATGACACCCCGGACATCTATGAGGACAACCTTGAGTAAAGAATGAAACAGAAACTCCAGGAGCAGCGGCAAAATCATTTTTTATAATGCCTGCGTAATTCATTCTAAGTAACCTCCATGCTTAACTCTATGATGCACTTCGTCTTGCTTACCTAGGTTAAAAGCTGTTGTATAATTACCAGTTAAATAACCGGTTACACGACGTAACTGCTGAATATGATGACTTCCGCAAACTGGGCAAGTATCATTAAATTCATCGCAGTATCCACAATCAAGGCAAGTATCATTAGGCACATTGACCGCAAAGTATGGAATATCATGATCCATAGCATAATTAACTACTTGTTCTAATCCTTCAAGATTATTTTTAATTCCACAATCAAGCTCTATATAAGTAATACATCCCGCAGAACTATAACCAGTAAGCTGTGATTCAATATCAATTTTATCAAAAGGACTCATTTTTTTCCATACCGGAACATGAATTGAGTTTGTGAAAAATTCTTTATCTGATACATTAGGAATTTCTCCATATTTATCTTTGAATTTCTTTAAAGAAGTATAACATAAATTCTCAGCCGGAGTATAATAAACTCCAAAGTTTAATTTATATTCTTCTTTAAATTCAGCACATCTAGTTTTAAATAATTGTTCAATCTGTTTAGCTAACTCCATGCCTTCTTTTGTAGTATGATCTTTACCAATAAGAATCTGGAGAGTTTCAGCTAACCCAATTTGCCCAATAGCTAAAGTACCATGCTTAAGGGCTGATCTAATTCCTTCTTCTGGAACATATCCTGCCATTACTCCATTCTCATACATAAATTTAGCAGAATCCGCAGATTGAGAACAAATCCAATCAAATCTTTCAATCAACATATCTTTTGCTTCATGTATTTTTTTATCAAGAAGTAATAAAAATTCATCAACATATTTAATAGATCCTGGATACATGTAATCATGGTCTATATGTTCCTTTGCTTCCATCGCTAATGTAGGCATAATAATTGTTACAGGACAAATATTTCCACGTCCATCTTTTTTCTGACCCAGACCATTAACATCCCAACCATTGGCTGTTCTGCATCCCATTGTTGAGAAATAAGTACATGGGTCATTTATATCATATCCTTCATTACCACTCCAATCAACATTCGCATAATTTGGATAAAGTCTTTGCGCAGTTGATTTTAAAGCTAATTGGAATAGGTCATAATTTGGATCTCCTGGTTGTCTATTAACACCTTTCATACACTGAAAAATTCCACATGGAAAAATTGAAGTTTTATGAAGTTTACCAATACCCTCAATAGATACTTCTAGTAAAGCCTTAGTGATCATTCTTCCTTCTGGAATAGAGCAAGTACCATAATTAATTGATGTAAATGGAAGCTGATTGCCAGAACGTGATTGAAGAGTATTTAAATTATGGTACATACCTTCAACAGCTTGATAAATTTCTTTTTCAGTTTTACTCATAGCATATTTATAAGATGCACTATCTAAACAATAAATATTATCATCTACAATAGATGTATCATCCGGTATATCTTGGTGTAAACAAATATCAGCTATCCATTCTACTCCATCTAAATAATGCTTTCTAAAGCTTTTTCTTACGTAAGGTACCATAGTCCAGTCAAGATGAGTAGCACTAACCCCACCAAATTGCTGTAAAGACTGCAACTGGAAAATAACAGCCACAAGCTGGAAAGCAGTGTTAACGCTATTAGCGGGACGCACATCTGTTTGTCTCGTATTAAATCCGTTCGCCAACAGATCATCAAAAGGAATAGAGAGGCAATTATGCATGCCGACAGCGTAACTATCAAGATCATGTATATAGATTTCATTATTTAAGTGATTCTCCCTTGCTTTTTTAGAAACAATGAAATTTAGCGCATAGTCTTTTGTCATTACACTATTAGCTTCACCCATACGACCTCCAAAAGAATGTTCATCAACATTAGCATTTTGATTCTGAACATTACTTGCGGTTAATTTTTCACTAATAGCTTTAATAAATTCATCGTTATGATTTCTTGCAGCTTCTCTCTTATAACGATAACGAATATAAGCTTTTGCTACATCTCTACGTTCAGAGCGCATTAAGAAATCTTCAACCATATCTTGAATTTTTTCAACATCTACAGCAGCTAAATCTTTTTTTATTTTACTCATATCTTGCAGAGCAATTTGAATATCTTCCGCAATATCTTCAGCAGTATCAGTCTCATATAAAGTTCCATCAACTTCTATCATGGCACTATTTACTGCATTAATAATTTTTTGTTTATCAAAAGGTACTGAAGTACCATCTCTTTTTATGATATTTAACATTTAATCCCTCCGTCTAAATCTAGTTATAGTCCATAGGGGCCTACACTAAATTTAGAGTTTGTTATTATTTTATTATCTCATTTTGCCCTTTATGCGTCTTCTTGGACAAGTTTAAGAATTTTTTCAACTCCAGAATTTAAATCAGATTCAGTTTCATTTATAATATCCTTATAATTAAAATCTAATTCCTCTCCATCAAAATCAAGCATATCAGCTCTAAAACGTCTGATTATTTCGTTAACATCTGGATCAGATTCTCTATTGAGCTGGCGCAAAATTCTTGTCTTATCTGAAGCTTGTACATAAAATACATGTACATCAACATTTTTATTATGTAGTAAAGACTCTATTCCAGCTGGATTAAAGACTCCAATATTCCAAATATCGGATCTTAATGATTCAAAACCTGTTCCATAGAACCAATCATTAAAGCATGTCGCTTCTAACATTTCTCCTTTTAGAACTTTATCTCCAAAAGTTTCTGGATCTAAAAAGAAATAATTAACACCATCTATCTCACCTTCTCTTGGTGGTCTTGTAGTACAGCTAACAATCTCATGTAAAGTACAATCTTTCTCTAATACTTTTTGCAAAATTGTATCTTTACCGGACCCCGCTTTTCCAATTATTGCAATAATCTTATACATTATACCTCCTTTTGGAAGAGGATTACTCCTCTTCCAAATCACCCTGATATCTATGATCTCTTAATAGAATTCTTCCATCTTCATATATTTCATCAATTTTATATAACTGATGACCACCAGAAGATGCATACTTTTTAGAAATGAAATCATCTCCAGAACGAATACCCATTACTACAATCATATTACCTCTATTAAACCAAGATTTTTCAACCACATGCTTTACTCCATCATCACCTTTAACTGAAATTTGTTTATCAAATAAAGCAAAATATTCTTTTCTAAACTTAACATTTACAACTCCAGAAGTGGTTAATAGAGTAACTGTACTCTTTGCTTTATTCTTGGCAATACATGTACCGCAAATCTTATTCAATTTAAAGATGTTGATTGTCTTTCCGCCTTTAATGAAAGTTCTTTCAACTACTGGATTTTCTGGAAGTTTAAAGAAATCACTAAAACCATATAAAGTATTATTTACATGTGCTAATTCGTGTTCGTGATAATAAAAACATAATGCTTCCATTTCCCATGCAGATATTGTTCCTTTGGCATATTTTTGCCAATCGTCCATAAAGATTTTAGAATTAAGTTCATCTAAAATGGCCTCTTTATCTGCGGCAATCCAAACTCTAAAGACATCCATCCAACTCTGATAATATTTATCCCATGCTTTTACATCAAGATAATATCCTAATCCATCACATGTAATTAAGTCATTCATTTCTATTTCAGATAAGAAATTAAAGGCTCTATCATCAAGTGTATAATATGTCATAGCTTTATTTGGTCTACACATTGCTTTTAAGTATCTATTAAATTCATAGATTCTTCTTGCCATAACTCTTTCATCTGTATCTTCTGGAAGAAGATTATGTCGAATCAAACCAGGAAGATTCTGCAATGTAAGTCTCTTTTTCTTATCACATGTTTCCCAGATGTACCATCCCATACACTGACGACGATCCATCATATCATCAAAAGCTCCACCTTTAATAAGCGAAATCATTGCTTGCTTTCCGGGATGAACTTTATTTAAAAAGTCTCTAGGAGAAACGTAAGGTCTATTCTTAATTGTCGCTTCAATTATATCATCACCAACATTCAACATAGCTTTCATGCCATAAAGAATCCTATGATTTTCTGCATCTGGCTTAAATCCAAAATCTGAATGATTAATATTTACTAAACTAAGATTAATACCAGCATTAATAATTTCACCCATAGCTTTTGCGATTTTACCATAATCAGTTTGTCCTGCGTTTTCTGGATCAGTTGCGCCACTATTTACAATCAAACAAGCTGTGTTCCAATAAATAGGATCCCAGTTAGTTGCGATAAATAATGTCTGAACACCGATGAAAGAATAAGCTAATGCATGGATTACACTGAATGAATAACCCATCTGCGGACCTGCGCCATATTTCCAGATATATTCTCCCAATTTTTTGGAAGTCGCCTTAGATAAAACTTTTGCTTTCAATTCTGGAATTTTTGACATCTGCTTCTTACCAACAATTTTACGAGCCGCATTTGCTTCACCAAGAGAAAAACCGCAAATATCTTTATCCATTAACATTCTCATTAACTGCTCCTGGCTTGGTGGAACTCCATATGATTGTTTAAAGTAAGGTTCAATAGTTTTCTGCTCTTCTTTTGTTAGACCAAAATTATCCATTTCTTTATACCATAAGCTAATATCTTTTTTATACTTACAGTATTTTACCATTGGGCGTTCCTCACCTTCTTCTCCAGTGAGTCGCATAAGACCATTCGCATCTGCCATTTCAAGCACATTCTGCGGTCTAATCATTTTCGCTGCTTGAGCTCCAACTTGTGAGTCAAACTGGAATGTATTAATTACAGATACATTGCTAAGAGCATCCCAAATTTTTTGATCTTGTAAAGGAAGAACATTTGGATGAAAATACTTATCATATACTTCACGTAATTTTAACTCTGGATCAATTAAATTATCAGCCTGAAGTAATTGAATTGTTTGAACTAATTTATCCTGAACCTCAGTTACAAGAAAATCATATTTTGTTAAGCCCATATACTCAGCATTATGAAGATCAAACTGAGTAATAACCTCTCCTTTTGGAGTTTTCATAAAAGCACTATGTTCAAATGGGTCACCATCAAAAAGAATAACTCCAGAAGCATGAGAAGAACGCTTATTTACAAGACCTTCAATAGACATAATAATATCCAATAAACCTGGATAATTATTTACTTCACGCACAAATACAGAAATTGGTCTTCTATTTTTTTCTGGATTACCATTAACAACATCTTTAATTGGCCATAAAAATCCACGCTCTTCTGGAATTAAAGATGACATATACTGAGCTTCATCAATATCAATTCCATCTGGATAATCCTCAGATCTATATCCACGACAAGCAGTTAATACAGCAGATTTAGTTCCTTCTGTTCCAAAAGTTGCAATAAGAGTACAACCAAGCGCTTTCTTAGCCCATTCCGCAATTCCCCTTTTAAGCATTGCACTTCTTTCTTCTTTAATTCTTTGAAGAATTAAAGGTCTCTTAGATGGACATATATCAATATCAATATCACCAAGTTCCACACGTTCATCATTAAGATAACGAAAGAACGGAAGATCCCATTCAATAGGATCAAGCTGAGTAATACCCATAAGATAATGATTTAATGCGGCACATGAAGAACCACGACCTGCGCCAACCATCGAACCACAATCCCAAATCATATCAATATAATGTTGTAAAGTATTCGGATAACGAAACATATTCGTTTCAAGTTTTTCACTAATTACAGTTTTAACTCTAGCTTCTTCTTCAAGTTCTGTGATATATCTATCATCTGTAATTAGATTTTTTTCTTCCAAAGATTCAAGACACTGATTTACCCAATATCTATCTTGGTCATCATCAGAGTGCGCCAATCGAGTTAAGTTTGGACAAGACTCGCTATCAATACTCCATGGAATATTTTTAGGATATTTTTTAACTTCTACTCTTGGAATATCCTGTTTATGAAAAAGAGAATACTGTTCAATTTTATCCTGCATTTCAAGAGTATTATCTAAAATTTTATCTACAAAGCCATATGGAAAACAAGGAGATAATAATTCTTCAATTTCTTCTGAATCCATTAAATGCGCAAATTCATAAAAAGAATCAATTTCACGCTCTCCATTTTTAGAATTAAGATAACCTTTATGTACAGCTCGATCTTCTTTTGTAAGATAATGAGCATCAGTACCAACAACCATTTTAATTCTAAACATTTGAGCAATTTGATATAATTTCATATTGACTGTCATCTGATCTTCAGCAGTTGAAGGCGCGCACTCAATATAAAAATCATCACCAAATAAGTTTAAGCAATATAAAATAAAATCTTGAACTTTATCCATATAGAAATTGTAAGAATTAATATCATTAACTTTTTTAGATTCCTCAGCTAATAATGCATTGCTTGATAACTCACCGCCAATACAAGCTGTGGTTGCTATGACATGGCCTTTATACTGCTGGATAATATCACTTAATTCATCTTTTGTAGTTGGAACTCTTTCCATTCCTCTATCAGAGTAAGAATAATACCAAGCTGTAGAGCTTAATTCTTTTAAAGCTCTATATCCAATTTCATCTTTTGCAATAAGAATGAAATGATAATATTTCTGACCATTTTGTCTTTCATCAACAAGATAGATTTCATTTCCTAAAGCAACTTTAAAATCTTTATTTTGAATTTTTTCAAGATGTTGCAGAGCGGAAACATGAGCAGATAAACATTCATGATCTGTAATTGCAATGCCAGAAAGCCCTAATTCAATCGCTTTATCAATTAGGGCTTCTGGTCTATTAATGCAATCAAGAAGTCTAATGTTAGAATACATTGTATGTGAATGACAATTAAAATAACTTCTTCTCATTAATATTTCCTTTCATATTTTATTTTCTACATATATTATATCATTTTTATTATAATTTATCAATTAAATTTTCTTTAAGAGAATAAAAAGAATCATAAATATTCGCCCAAGTATAATATAAAATTTGATAATCGAAAGGAATCCACTCAAAAGATTTACAAAGAATTATATAATCCGCATCTTCCAATAGTGGAAAATCAAAATCATCAAATAAAATATCTCTTGTAATATAGGCTGGATTAGCATCTTCATCTAATGGATTAGAGTCTTTATTACGAATCCATGTGTATGAATTAATCTTTTTATTATCCCATAAATATTTTACCCAATTACCACAATCAGGTTTAGTGTATTTAGGAGCTTTCCATCGTTCTCCTTCATATCCCACATCATGATGATGATCTATATTTATTAAATCAAACGGCTCAAAATCTTTAGTTATCGTAACTAGCTCTTCGTGAGATGTAATAAAAATAATTTTATCCTTGTCTAGTTTTTTAAACATCTGGCAAAGATATTGAGTCAAACAATCATACTGATATAAATCTGCTTTAATACCAGATATAAAAGGAAATTTATTAAGATAAGTATCTATGCTATCTTCATCATGTAGTAAATCATTATAAAATTCGATAGATGGTGACATGATAATATCAAAATCAATACTAACAACTTTCATAATATTCTCCTTTAATAGCAATCTATTTTCCCCGGCTCAAGACCCATGCAAATTGGTTGACTTCCACATTTATTACATAAATCACCATATCGAGGTTTGAAGATTGGAGTATATAAAGCGCCGTCTTCTAATATATTTAATCCAAGAGATCTAGCATAAATACCCTGTTGAGTTTTACTTGATCCAGTATTCACTTTAATTCCATTTTTAAGAAAATTATTTCCAGTTTCTATAAAAGTAAATTTAGTGCGCGCAGCCGCACATTGCTCGCTAAGACTAGCAACCCACTCGTAATGACAAGGTCTCGCGCCCCCATAATTCTCGCCGCCGCAATTTACATTCATAATAAAACCCTCTGCAAGATAATCTTCAATATGAATTTCGCTTAATAAAGGAGCGCACATAATTCCTTTAAACTGAAATGGCAATTCTCGCAATATTGGAATTCTTTCATCAGCTCTCTTCTGGTTCTCACAAGTTACATTCATTATTACATTATTTAGTGGTCTCTCATTCCACCAAGAAGGCAAGCATTCCATAACTCGTTCTGGCCTTTTAGTAAGTAAATAGAATAAAATGTCTGGACGCCTTGACATTATATCCCAACATTCATTTCTAAACTGATCTAATCCTTCAAAGAAAAAATCTGAATTCATACATACTCGTAGACATATTCCAGAAGGTACTTTATAATTACCTTGTCTATCTTTTTTAACAGGATAATTAAATTGACTTGTTAATTTTTTACATTCAAAGAAATCTCTTTTATATCTGTCATCTATCGTTTTTGCATAACAATGTTCACAGCCTTCACTTTTTCCTTTACAGCCATGAATGGGATTCCAAATATCCAATGCCATATTGTTTTTCCTTTTTCTAAAATATTTATTAGTTTATTACGATTTTCTTGTTTTCTTTTAATTCTTTCTTGAATAGCTTTTAAAGTTATTACTATTAATTCTTGTTCTGTATAATCTTCTTTTTTAATTGATAAGCCATGTCTAATACAAAAAAGTAATTGTTCACCAGTTAAAAATTTCATTATTTTACCTCATTAATACAAGTTTTTCAGAAGCACGAGTAGCTGCTGTGTAAAGCCATCTTGCATGTTCTTTTTTGTCAAAGGGAAATCCTTCTTCCATAACTAGGACCTTATCCCATTCGCTACCCTGAGCTGCGTGAACAGTTAATGCATATCCATATGTAGCTTGTTTGGGAAGAATATCACCAATTTTATTTTTCATTGTCCCTAATTGGTAAGCTACTTTCCAGTCTACACAAGGTTCTTCATTTAATAAGAAGTCTTTGTCAATCTCTAAACTCTCAAAAGGTTTTCCGCCATCTGGAATGAATTCACAAGAAACAAGCGGAAGCTTATGTCTATCATTTTTAATATATGGCGGAATTTTAACAAAGCTCTCAATAGGATTCTGAATAGTTCCGACTATCCCATTAACTAAAGCTTCTCCATCTTCATTGCAATCTTCCCAGTAATTACGCTTAATAATAATCTTTTCTCCAGACTGTAAAGTTCCCTCATATCCCAAAAGATGTCTCATTTGCTCATTCATATAATGTCTTGTTTTGTTTGTTGCACATAAGATAGTATCTGCCCAAAGCATATGACCCGTTGTTAAACTTTCTTTTGGAAGAATCATTACTTCTTTTCCTGTCATATATGAAAGAGAACGACCTTCTCTAATTTTCATAGTAGTTTGAATAATTTCAGATTCGGCGGCTTGCCGCATTACTTCATCTAAAAAAATATGCGGATGATCTAAGAAATTATGTGCTTCATTTTTATCAATCTGAGGAAGCTGAAATGGATCTCCAAGAAAAATGCAATATACATCATGCGTTAAAAGCATTTCTATCATAGATTTAGGTGCCATAGAAATTTCATCTACTACAACAATCTCATAATCTAAATACTTTTTAGGTTTACGGAAAAATCCTCCACCTGGACGCGGAAAACTGTCATATAATAATTTATGCAATGTCATAGCATTTTTATTACCTTTTTTCCTTAATACCTCAGCAGCTTTTCCTGTATAGCACGCATATGCAACATCTTCTGGATCTACATCAAGAAAGTCAATAATGAAACGTACTAATGTTGACTTTCCTGTTCCTGCATATCCTGATATTACGGTATATTTATCACGATCATTATATCTAGTTATTGCAATTTTAAGTCCTTCTAATTGTTTTTCAGTAAGAGTCATTTTTACTTCTCCTCATAGTCACAATATTCATCCTCATCATCTTCATGCTCAGCAGTTGAAAAATCAATATTTAAAAGATTAACATTTCTAAAAATTATCGTTTCATATGGACAACCCCAAATGCATCCTTCAACAAATAAGGTTTTATCATCTCCATCATATGTTATATCTAATGGACAAAAGCCGCATCCAAATTTATACCCTTCCTCATTAGTAAAATCATAAATTTTTCGTTCTGTTAAATCTAAGACTGTAATACATTGATAATCTCCAGAAGTAATAAGATATTCTTTATTATTAATTTTTGCATATTCAAAAGGCGGACAAGTAGAATAATTTCTATTAAAAGAAAGCACTAACTCATTTCTTAAATAAACGTCATATGAAGTATAATTCCAATACTTTTCGTCTCCTCTGTGCTCATAAGCATGTTGAACAATTTTAATATCTCTTGGAATATCTTTAAATAACCTCACATCTTTAGTTAATATCTCTCTATATGACTCTGGAATTTTCACTTCATGTCTCATTTTTTATTCCTCCGTAAAAATAATTCCATCACAAAATGGATTGTCTTCAAATTCTATAAAATCTATATGCCCAACATTTGGTTCAAAAATTTCTAAATCCATTTTTTGATTTGGGCTTTCGGTCTTTTCATTTGTCTCCGGCCGGTTCTGTTCTGTGATCTTTTGTTCTACACAATCTATCGTTGAAAGAGCTTTTAATAATGCATCTGTAAGTGTTTCGGCTTTAATAGCATTTTCTGAAAGTCTTGTAATAGCACTTAACATCTCTTCAAAAGTAATCCCATATGTTAAAAATGAATCCATTAATTCATTAATATTAATGCTTTCCATATTTTACCTCTTTTATGTGTCTATCGGGCTAGAGACAATCTCTAGCCTTTTAGATTCATTAAATTAAATCTTCTGAAACAACTGTCTCAGAATCTTTAGGAGATCCTAAAACTGTCTTTTTAAATTCAGTAAAATCTTCATCAATCTGACTCTCTAAAGCTTTAGATACATCATCAATATAAACTGAAAAAGATGCATTATCTTTAGAAATATTAGCTGAAAAATGTGCTAACTGAATTCCATCAACAGTTTTTGAATCAGCTTCAAAATTTGTGTTTTGAGAATTAATGTATAGCATTAACTTCCCTCCTTATATATATTAAAGGTTATAAATAACCTTTATAAACAATAATTAAAAATAATATTTACTTTGTCCATCAATTTCATATTCTTCAATTAAAATTTGCGGAGTTGTTTTTCCTCCCCAATAATTTTGTTCGCATTTACCGACTAAAGAAATTGTAGTACAACCATTTTCTTCTGGACAAAGCATTTGAAATTCTTCTTCTGAAGATTTAAAATTGATTAATTCAACTCCATTAGATAAAACAATTTTTAATGTAGGATTTTTATCTTTAGACATCAAAGTAATATTTTGAGAAGTAATATTTACTCCTGTTATAGCAATTAAAGGCTCTTCAATGCCTTGACCCCAAATTGATTTTAAATTAGCTATATCTATAATATCTTTACCATTAAAATTTGATCCATGATAAATCATATCTACATTATAGCTTGGAGAAAATTCAAATTCATCTAAGTCAAAATCAGAACGATAAACCAATCTATCAAAATTTTGATTAGTAACTCCAACTCCAAAAGCAGAAGCATGACCTTCTGCATACATAACTAAACCAGTTTGATTCAGATATTCTTTAAAATTCTTAAAAGCAGATTTATCATATCCTCTTCCAGAACCTTCCCAAGTTATATCTCCATTTTCATTAACAACTTTATTTAATAATAATACTGGTCTTTGGTATTTAGCCATAAGCTGATTCGCTATTAAACCTGTAAGGTTTTTATCAACATGATATTCAGGTTTTATTTTTATAATCAAAAACTTATGATTTAAAAGATTATCTTCTTCAATAACACTTTCGAGAGCTGTTAAACTATTATCTCTTGCTTTTTGTTGACGATTTTTAATATTCACACAATTTCGACAAGCTTGTTCAACCCTAGTTTCCATTTGTCCTTTGCATCCACGTTTTGTAGATGGAACCTGTTCATATGCTTTAAAATCAAGCATTGATTCAAATAAAGTCATTTTTTCAACAGCATTACCCATTCTAATTGTTCCATTTACTTGTGGAGCAATGTAGAAACTAATTGCGAATGGATCCAAACCGCCATGTTTGTTAATTGAAAAATTCTGAACTTGAATCATCTGTTTAAAAAAAGGATTTCTTATACTTGCAAGACCTTTATCAATTAATCGTTTAGTTTCATAGTCTCTTAAATCCATCATATCTGCTATCATTCCAAGAGCCGCCAAATCAAGAAAATTATCAGCTTCTTTAGTTCCTAATATTTCATCAATATAAGAACAAAATTTGTAAACCATTCCTGCGCCAGATAATGACTTTGTTGGATAATCACAAAGTTGATTATTAACAATACAAGCATTTTCTGAAATTTTTTCAGCTTCATGATGATCAATAACTAAAACATCAATTCCTTTAGCTCTTAAAAGTTTATGTTCTTCATAATCGTTTGAAGAAGAATCCGGTGCTATTACTAATTTAACCCCTTCTGGAATTGTACTAGGAATAATACCATGCTGTTTTCCAGTGTGAATACGATATAAGATATTATTTTGCGCATACCCCGGAAATAAACAGTTTAAATAATTAATAAGTATTGCCGATGAAGTAAAACCATCACAATCACTATCTACTTGAAAGAATATTAAATCTTTTTGTGAAATGTGTTTAACTAACATTTGCGCGCCTTGTTGAATATTCATAATCAATTTTGGATCGCAAATATCTTCATCTGTTGTATGTAAATAATGTTCGATATTTTGAGGATCAATGCCTCTATTTGAAAACACCGTCTCAACCACTGTCATATTTTTATCTGGGAGAACTGGTGATATTAGTTGATAATCCAAATGAAATCAACCTCCTTTCATATCGAACACCTCTTTAAATCTTTTATAAAATCACTCCTTTTTAATCTTGTTTTACTTCATAATATTTACAAAATATTGAAGAAAAAATATTGCTTTCATTAACATGCTTATCTTTTAATTTACAATTTGTAAAAGTATAATAAGTCATTCCAATATCTCTCAAATATTTATTATAATATTTACAAAATTTACATCTTTTATGCTTTTTTCTGTATTGATAAATATTAGTATCCATATATCTCCTTAAAAATAAGTATAAACTTTATATGGGGGAAGTTTTGTACAAGGTTTAATAATACAATGAATTAATTCTTCTGGCATATTAAGTTCAATAGCTGATTGATTATAAGCATATCCCCTTGCACTATTTACTGCTTTAATAACCCTCCAAATATCACCATTTTCAAATTCCGTATAAGTGTCGTATAATGAAATTTTAGTACGAATTACTTTAATTCCATTTTCGTTATATCGTCTTTCAATAAAATGAAGATAGTCTATTGCGGCATCTCGATCTTTATCCCACCAAATTCCACCTCTTGTCATAATACAATCCTTTCTTTAAATAGCTGTAAAAATATTTCTTTTCCACAATCAACTGGAGAGTCTTTATATCCAGTAATCATATTTTTATCAAAAATAAAAGAAATTGTTACATAATTCTTATATTTATTTCTTAATCTTATCAAATTACTTTTTAAATGCTGAAACTCTTTATCTCCAATCTCTTGAAACTGCCTATCAAAAGCAACTATAATTTCAGTTGCGCCAGCCCCAATTAATAATTCAATTTGATAAGAAGAAACACTTGAACCGCAACATGCTACTGATATATCATTTTCTAAACCAAAATAACTTTTATATAAAAGTGTACTTTTTTCTCCTTCAAAAATAATAGCTTTTTTAATCTGACTGATTTGATTTTTACTAAAATTAAAATTATACAGATTCATCCCAAGAGGATGATTATACATGATTCGATTAACTTTTAAAGGACGATATTTACCAAAAATATCAGCTTCTTCCTTACAAAGAGTTCGACCGCGCAATCCTACAAATCTTCCATCTTTATCAAAATGAGGAATTGTTATTTGATCACCTCCTGGATAAAAACCAATTAAAGCTTGGTTAATGGCTTCCTGAGAAATTCCTTCTTTTAACCAAGGCTCGATTTTTAAAGAATAATTAAATCTATCTAAGATTTCACTGTTATATTCTTTTAAAATAACATTATCTTTCTTTTTTAAATCAATATCTTGGATTCTTTTATAATTATCTAAATAACTCCAATCCGCAAGTCCATTGTCATTCATTGAATCAATGACTTCGCCCATGATTCCGAATTTACCGGCAATCCATCTAACTGCATCATTTAAATCAAATTCAACTTCATGCTGAATCTTTGCTATTTTCCTAGTTAATTCAAATATATCAAAATAACTATCACAACCAGTATAACATCGAAATAATCCGCTATTTTCATAATAATATAATTTTCGACTTCCCTCTCCTGGTTGATTATGACAAATTGTAGATGAGAGGATCCCGAATGATGTATATTCAGGATCCCCTCCCCACTCTTGCAATAAATCAAAAATATTCTCAATAACTAAGCTATCTCGAATTTCTGCTTTATCATAATTTATCATTTATCCATCCTATCTTTCTTAATAAGATTTATCCGATGATAACTTTAACGCATTTCTCTTTTAGACCAAATTGGTCATTTACAATCCAACAGAGATAAGCCTGCGCATCCATTTTTTCTTCAGCGCCTTTTCTTCCTTTAAGATAATCCCTTGCTATTGCTTTAGGCATCTTATATTCACAAGCGCCAACCTTTTCACAAGTGTCTACTGGAGTAACTACCTGTTTGAAACCTACACCTTTAGTTTTCTTATTTACTTTGTTTGTTTTCTTTTTAGTTGTTTTCTCTGCCATAATAATTATCTCCTCTTAATCTTTTTATTTAAAATTATTTAAGAAATCTAGAATGCAGATTCCTCTTCAACAATAATTTTCACATTATCTATGCTTACCATTTCATAAGCATATGTTGTACAAAACATTGGAATTATTCTGCAACAACCTAAATCAGCTTTGCACCATAAAATAACTCCTTTATATCTTCCTCGTCTATTCTTATAAATAGACATTTTAATTGTTGGTCTTTCAAATAAGTTTGTTGATAATATCGGATCAAGCGCTTCAAGATCTTCATCTTTAACATTTAAAAGAATTGAACCATAATCGACTTTATCTGCGATAGCTTTTGCGCCTCGGAGCAAATTCTGATCTGGCGTCTTAGCATCTTGATAATCGCCATTTAACTGCGTTGCTGACATAATAAAAATGCCATATTTATTACATAAATCTTTCAATCGAGTTGATAACATAAACAAAATATTATCTTCTCTTAATTTGATTCCACCACTTCTTCTTGTGATTTCTTCAAGAATCTTCAAACTAGTATGAATGTAATCGTGAAAAACATATTTAACATCATGGTCGCGCAAATTCTTTTTAATTTTATCTTCAACGTCTTTTAAAGAAAAATCTGGAAGTTCTTCAATATATAAAGGACTTTCACTTAAAATTTGTGCGGCTTTCATTACGCGATCTTCTTCATCGCCTTCATATTCTCCATTAAGAATATGTTCTTCATTAACTGATGACAAAAATGCCAACATCATTGTTTGAATTTCTTCAAGTTCCTGCTCAGTTGTAATAAATAAAACTGGTTCGCAAGTTCCATTTTTAATCCAACCAAAATTATCATCATAAATCTGATTACATGCAATATAACATGCATCCGCGATCATTGATCTAGTCTTACCAACTCCGGTAGCCGCAGATCTAAGATAAAACTTTTTTAATCTTGCGCCACGAGTAACTGTATTAATAAGAGGACCATACAATGGAACTCCTACTTCTGGATGCTCCTTGAATTTTGCAATTAAATCAAAAATTCCTTCTCCTGCTTGCGCGGCTTCTCCATCAACATCATCTACATATTTTAATCTAATTTCAGCAATTTTATTATCAACTTTGTCAGCTATTTCTTCCAATGTAGAATTATCTAATTGATCCTCTTGGAGTTGCTTCTTTTTTACATCCAAAATATTATCTGGATCGTATATATCAGAAACATCAACACCAAAATTATCATATGCTCTTAACAGAGTCATTTTCTTTAAACGATTATAATAATAATCAAATGTTGCTTGAGTCGCTGAATCAGCTACTTTTAATAGCCATTCTTCTCCTTTTTGAGTCTGATATAAAGCTAAACTCTTTGGTCTTGTTGACAAAAAATCTGAAATTGTTTCAAGATGGATTTCATTTGCGCCCAATTCATGAATCTTATAAATTGCCCCAAAAACCAATCTATGAAATTCATCTGGAAAATCTTCATCCACTATTGTGTATTTATCTGTAAAATCTAAAAGTTGAGGTCGATTAAAAACACAACCAATAACCTGCATAATTGATGTAGAATCTACATACTTTGATGCCATTAAACTTCTTCCTCCTCATCTAAAAAAGAAAATAACTTTCTTTTTTTTACATTCTTTTGCGGTGAGGGAATAGAAATTACTTTTTCGTGAGGTACATAATCCTCTATTTTTATCTTATCATTCTTTTGTTGAGCTTCCCAAATAGAATAATAATAATTGAAAGCATCCTTATAAACATAAGGAACAATACCTATACCGCCATTTGATTTTTCAATAGAATTACCTTTTACTTCGTGGAAATAAATTAAAGCTTTTTTAATACCTGAGTATGAATAATGATAAGTTTCAATAAAAGTATTAATTTGTTTTCTTATTCTAGGATTTATATAATCTTCTTTAAATAGCTGCATTATATAATTCTCTAATTCAAGTTTATCAGCTTCTTCTTTCTTTAATCTTTCTCCTTCAGTTTCAGCACATTCTTTATGTGCATATCGCATATTTGATACTTTTATCGTTGGATATTTATCCCTATCAAATCTTTTTTTACAATATACACAGGTAACGATATGAGCCATTTAAGCACTCCTTTCTTTACCCTATATAAATATTATACCATATTTTTTAATAAAAATCAAAAGAAGCGGAATTTCTTCCGCTTCTAATCTATATGAACCTTAGGCTTTCGGATACATCTTTTCTCGACCTTCTGAATGACGATACTTGCACAGCGGTTCTCCTACTCACAACCATTGTTACTTCTAAGGTTTTAATCAAAGTTTCTTAAGATCAAAGAGAATCATATCAAGCTGCGCAGCCTGCTCAGCAGTACAATCTCCAACTTTCTTACCTTTTCCCAGATATGTTTCTACAATCTGAGTGATCTTTGTGGAATTAGACTGATTGGCAGCCATAAGCTTACCAACAAGCGTCTGAAATTCTTCCATCATTGCCGGAAAATCATATTCTGGAGCTTCTGAATGAATTGCTTCATCCCTAGAGTCTGTAATAAACTGCGCTCCATGATGTTTCTCCTCTTCATCAATCGCATCACTAATTGCTTTTACAAGATTTTCATATGTAAAATCAATTACTGGCGGAGTATATTTAAAACGAGATCCTGCAACAAATCTTGGAGTTCCTCTCATAAAAAGCTTTGTAGTAGAATTACCATTTTCATCTTCTACTAAATGAGAATAACCAATAATATCGCAAGTTCTTTCGCAAATTGTTCTTGCCTTATTATCAAGAGTTGGAACAATCTGATTATACTCAACACCTTTTTCATCTTTAAAAGTCTTGTCCTGAGAATGACTAATAAGAACTAGACCATAATCCATCTGAAGGATTTTACGAATACACTCATCAAACTCATTTTGAGTTAATTTATATCCTTTTCCATAAGGAATATCTGCAATATTCTCATATGAATCTTTTGCAGTAGATTCTCTACTACAAATATATTTTTCACAATATCCATAAGCAATATCAGCAGTATCAATTACAACTGTCTGAAAGATCTCTTTTACTGCTGGATCTTTTAATTCAGAAAGAGCTTTTTTAAAATCTCCCCAGTTATTCATCGGTTTTGCCATAATACCAGGAATTGCGCTATATCCTTTTTCAAATGCAAGTACAAGTGCGCCAGGGAATTTACTTGCAATAGTGGTTTTTCCAGATTTTGGTGTTCCATAGAACAAAACTGAATATCCACGTAAATCTCGACTGACCTGATGTGGCTTAATATCTAGTAATGAATTTCCCATATTAAATAATCTCCTTTTAAAATCTTTACTTTTATCTTTTTTTAATTAAATGTTTTTATTAGTCAGTCAATCTCCCCAATTAAGGGGAGAATGAATAATTAGAAATTAAAAGCACCCTGTGCCGGAGCTGCCTGCGCAGTTGCCTGACCTTTAGAAGCTTTATAATCTTCCTGACGCTGCTTTAATGCCGCAAGCATTGTTTCTCTATTCGCCATAGCTTCTGTCAATTCAGCAGCTGTAATTGTATCAGCTTCATCCCACAGATATGGCTCTTTTGCTGCACCAGTAATTACAAAATCTTTTCTAGTAGATTTAATCTCTCGAACAACATCATCTCCGAATGCGGATTCTTCAGTAACTTTTCTCGTTATAGTCTCAGAAACCTGACGACCCCAAACTTTAGTAAATACTGGCTCTTTAGAAGAAGCGCCAAGACCCTCAAAATAATTCATTGCGTTAGGATTTACAGCACTGAATTCTATTGGAAGAAGAGATTTTCTAAAATCAAAAATTGCACCTTTAACAATACATTTTTCTGGAATATTTCTTTCTTCATCTGCATCAAGTCTAACTACATTAGTAATTAACATATCAACATCAAATGTATTACGATTCTTTTCATCCTGATCAAGCTCTGTACAAGTATGAATAAATCCGCCCTCATTTCTCTTTGCACTTACAAGCTCTTCTTTGCCATTACGATCAGAATAAAACTCATTAAGTCCAAGAGCAGAATCAATGCGAAGTTTAACTGCTTTATCAGCACCATGCTCCATTACAGAACAAAGTTTTCCATCAATAATATCTTTCAGAGTAGAAAAGGTTGCATTTGGATTGCCCTTTGAAGTTGTTGCAGTTACATAAGAATAATGAACTGGAACAATATTTGTAATTTTATCATCGGTTGCAACACTTACAGTTCCCATAATAAATTCTGTTCCCGGATTTTTAGAATTCGGTCCAGAAACTCTTAATTCAAGTGCATGCTCATAAAGTAAGCCTTCGATGTGTGTTTTATTAATCATATTTTTCATAATTACATATTCTCCTTTAAAGTTTTAATAAATATTTTATTTTTATTATACAATTTCTACTGACTTTCCTAATTCTGTTAATGTGTAAATAACTGGATCTTGACCTACTTTTTCAACATATCCATCAGTTACAAGCTTTCTGATTGCCCCAGATACTGCTCGAGAAGAGATAAATAATCCCTCTCCAATATCCTTTGCTTTCTGCATTGGAACTTCAGAGACTGTATCCTGCATATATTTTAAAATAAGTTTACCATTGTCAGTAAACATTGGTTTTTCTACTTCCTCTTGACCTTTAAACGCTTCCCAATAATTCCAAACATTATCAGGTATATCTACCCTTTCAATATCTTTAAAAAGATATTCCTCTACATAATCAATAAATTCCTGCTTTTTACTCATTTATTTTACTCGCTTTCTATTAATTTGTTTTTCTTTAATTTATATGTATATTATATCAATTTTAGTTTTAAAAATCAAATTAAGAATCTTTTGAGTCTTCTTGTTCATCAATAAAAATAAAATCAGCTGAGTATGGAAGCTGTCTCGCAAATTTAATAAAACTGGGGGTCAAAAATTCTTCTCCATCACCAGACCACTCAGTTAATTTATGGAAGCGTCTTTGACTTTTAGAACATATAGCAAAAAGATTTTCATAATTCATTGTAACAGTTCTTGTCTGCAACCATGATTCTGGTAGCCATCGAATAAGTTCTTTCCAATAGCGTTTATCTTTTGTTTCAAGATATTTTTTTCTTAGCCATTCACAAAAATCAATAATTTGTTCTATTGGAGTATTTATTGTTTCTTTTTCAAAATCACCTACTCCCCAGCAATCATAGGTTGTTGTTGTTTTATAAACAAGATCTGACTGATAATCATCAGTTTCAAAACAATCTATAGTAATTGGCTTACTAGTGATTTTATGCATAGTAGAAGTCGAATTAGCTACAGTTCCTACTTTATAAGTATCAAACTCTTTCCACCAATAGAGAGGAGCTGTAATATCAACTGTTACAAAAATCTGACGTAAAAACTTTCTATGTTCTGGACCAGATTTAATAAGAGTGCGCGCAAGACGCATATCATCTGGACCAATAAAAGCTACATCAGCAATCATATTTTCGTCGTCTTTCTGAAGAACACCATTTTTAATTAACCATTGATCAATTTCATCAAAAGATTTTTCTGCCTCTTCTCCATAGACTTCTGGATATTTTTCTTTATCCCATTTTTCAGCTATGTCATAATCATGCTCATCATGTTCAAAATTAACAAGTCCAAAAAAACTGTCACTATTTGCCCAAGAATTTTTTGGATTGCGCATACCTCTTAATGCGTATTGAAAATTATATACCCTTATATTTTCAAATTTCATCTTTTCTCGCTAGATAAATTACTATCTTCTAGCTTCCCCTTTTCAAATATTCTTTCTATCCGATCTTTAGGATAATCACTTTCATTTTTTTCAATTAAATTAAATAAATGATCGATTGCTACATATGCTTCAACTTTACTTTTGCATTTATGCAATATTTGACCATTCATACCAATTTCTATTTCTATCATTTTATACTATACCCAAATTCTTTTGCTTTAAAATATTCTTGCCAATAATCTTCTCTCTTATCTAACTGATCTCTACTACATTCTTCAATAACTTCAAAAGAAAAGTTTTCAACTCCAAAAGCAAGCATAGCTGGATATAATTTATTGCGGGTTGGCGCTTCTGCTCCTAAACCGCGTTTAATGTGTTGTTTCCATCTTTCAGCAATATTAACTGCTTGTCCAACATAACACATTTGATTTTCAAGATTAGTAATTTTATAAATTCCACAATGAATACCTGATCCAACTACTCGCCCGATTAAATCTGTATAAGGTTTTTCATAATAAACCTTATATATAACTTTATTTAAAGGTTCTGCATTTCGTAAATTAGGAATAATTTTTCTTAACTCAGAAATTTCTGCTTTATCTTGATCTGATAAAACAAGTCTATAGAAATCTTTTTTATTTTCCATTTCAACCGCTCGTTTATTTGCTTCAACTGCGGCATCGACTGTTTTTTTCTCTTGTCTTAATCTATCTTGTAAATTTTTTAGCTCAAACCTAGACCCTCGAAGTTTTACTTCAAAATTTTCTGCGGCATCACTTAATATTTTTAAATATTCTTGCTGATAATCATCTTGTGCTTTTTTATAAGATTTTTCAATTTGAGAACGATATTCTTCTAACTGTTTTTTAACATTTTTCATTTCAGAATTGTAATAATCTTGTGCAACTTTTTTAGCTTTCTCAGATTGTTGAGTTAAATATTCTAAAAGTCTATCATTTTCTTCTGATAATTCAGCTCTTTTAGCTTGAAGTTGTTTTAATTCATTACGTTCTGTTTGATTTTGAAATTTTATTTTTTGGTCTAATTCTTCAGTTAATTTCATTTTTGGTAATAAACAATAATAGGTTACCCCAATTCCTATTAATAGACCAACTAAAACTCCTACTAATAATATATCCATTTAAAAGAAAAGGGGTAGAATTATCTACCCCCGTTATTTACTTTATTCGATTGTTAATTACTCAGCAGTCTCTTCTGCATCCGGATCAAATGCAAGTCCTGCTGGGGTTAGAGACAAGAACTTAACTGCCTTATGGGTTCCATCCTCAAGCTCAACCTCTGCCGGAGTACGAACGCCAAGTCCTTTACGCTGAATAGCAGAAGTAAAAATACCATCTACACTTCTCTTCTCAAGACCAAGTGCTGTAGCAACATCAGCTGCTGTAATCTGTGCTCCATTAACCTGTTTCAAATATTCAAGTACTTTCTTAGAATTCTCTTTCATTGCCATAATTGTAATCTCCTTTTGATTAAAAATATTTTTTTTTTGATAAGTGTTAAGCTTATTTCTTTTAGCTTATGTAAATATTATATCAAAAAATTTTTTATTTGTCAAGAACTTTTTTAATAATTTTTTGAACCATTTCATCGACTATCATCATATCGTCATATGGAACTTGATCTGACAATGCCATTATTTCATTCATGGCATTCTTCCTTGTTATAGGATCTACGTTGCTTTGAAGCACTAATTCTGCTTTGGCAATATGTTTTGCCAAGTCTTTAAGCTCTTTTTTCTTCATAAAAATTTTTCTTCCTTAATCTTTACATTTATATTATAGCACTATTTTTTTCATTTGTCAAAAATTTTTGAATAAATTCATCTTCTGTTAAGATGGGAATTCCCAGCTTTTTCGCTGTCAAATTTTTGCCAGTTGTTGATGTGCTATTATTGTTAATAAGATATGTAGTATTACCGCTTACTGATCCAGTTACTTTACCACCCATATCTTCAATAACCTTTTTTAATTCATCTCTATTTTTGAAATGAGACAACTTACCTGTAATTACTACAGTAATATTATTTAATGTTTTTTCTTGATTATTATCACTCTTTACTATATTTAAATAGTCAAAAACTTTATCAGCTTCTGTATAATCAAATTTTAAAATATTTTCAGATTTTACATCGCCAAAACCATCTAAAACTGAAAAATCAAATCCTTCATCGACTTTATTTCTAAAATCTTCATAGCTATCAATATGTTTACATAATTCTTTTGAAACATTTCGTCCTATTAAAGGAATTCCGATAGCTGTAATAAAAGATTCCAAAGAACAACTTTGGCTCTTTTTTATTGCATCTAAAACATTAGAAACAGATTTTTCTCCAAAACCTGGAAGTTTTTCCCAATCCTCTTGATGCTCATATAATTTATATATGTCTTCATAACAAGTAAGCCATCCTAAGTCAATAAGTTTTTCAAGAGTCGCAGTCGATAAACCTTTAATATCAAGACCATGTTTATTACAAAAATGATCTAATTTATTAATTAATTTACCATCACAGTCTGGATTAGTACAATACATATTAAGAACTCCACTATCAGACTCAACTACTTTTGTAGAAAACTTGCCGCAAATTGGACAAGTCTGAATAAGAGAAAATTCTCTTTCAGAAAACTCTTCTGATTTTTCAGCAGAGTAAATTTGAGGAATTATCATATTTGCTTTAAAAACTTTTATAGTCTGACCTTCATGAGGATGCTTACCAAGCAACTCATCCATAATACTAATATTGTGCATACTGGCTCTTTCAATAGTTGAACCATCTGCTTCTACTGGATCAAAAACCGCAACAGGAGTTAATATACCAGTTCTTCCCATTGTCCATTCAATATTTCTCAAATAAGTATCATATGTTTCATCATAAAATTTAAAAGCATAAGCTGCTTTAGAATGATGTCCAGTGCTTCCAAGAGATTGTCCAAAAGCAATATCATTAAATCTTCCAACTAATCCATCTATTGGATAACCAAGTTTCTTAGATTGATCAATTAAAAATTCTTTAGCATCATAATCAAAACTGCTAGTCCATGGAACTACAACAAAACCTAATTCATCTAGCTGAACTAATCTTTTTAAAAAACTATTTGTATCTTCAAAACCTTTTACAATATTCCAAGCTACAAAAGTTAAATGTCGATTATAACATTCTTTAGAATCTAAAAGCCTAATTGAGCCGGCCGCAAAGTTTCTTGGATTGGCATAATTATCTACAAATTTTTGATTAAAAGTTTCTATATCACAAATAATTTCTCCATCAATAATTAATTCATCAGTATAGTTAATTTTTTTTGGAATTGATGGTAATACTTTTGCATTATGAAAAATATCTTCTCCAATTTCTCCATTGCCTCTTGTTTCTGCACTAACAAGTTTTCCATCTAAATATCTAATAGAACAAGTTAAACCATCTAACTTTGGCATACCAATTACATCTTTACTTACATTTTTTTCACTAAAATATTGTAAAAATTCATTCCAATCTTTAGTTTTTGCAAGAGAAGACATAAAATGATTATGTTTAACTTTTTGAAGATTATTAACTACTTCATAATTAATAGCTTGGGTTGGAGAATTGGGTAAAGTATAACCGATTTCTTTTTCTAATTGAGCAAGAGCAAAATATTTATCATCCCATTCTTTATCTGTTACAACTGGAGTTCCTTTATCATATTCTTTAGTCCAATCATTAAGCATATTAACTAAAGTCTGCATTTCATTATATTTCTTTTTTTCTATTTCATCGCTCATATTTTTACCCTTTCTTTTTTATTTATATTTATATTATATAAAAAATTTTTAGAAAAATCAAAATAGAGGACTTATAATAAGTCCTCTATAATTTTATACTTTTGAAACAGATTTAATTTTATTACCTTTGATAATTTGATTTCCAATAGAAGCTCGACTTAAAAGAGGGACATCTATTGCAGAAATACAAATTGAACTTTTATCTCCAACAATAAGAATAGAATCTTCATCACTGATTAAAGACCCAGCAGCAATTCCTCCAGTAGTAGGTCCGGTCTTATAACAAACTAGACCTTTACCGCCTCTCTTCTGTTTAATAAGTTCTTCTATCTTTATTTTTTTAGCTAAACCTCTTTCACAAAAGATTGCTAATTGATCTTCTGGATGACGCACTGGAAGCGCAGATATTACATAATCTTCATCCTTTAAAGTGATTCCTTTTACTCCAGAAGTAGCTCTTGAAGTAGCACTTACTTCATTTGAATTAAATCTAATGCCCATTCCATCATGTGTCAAAATAATTAAATCTTCATCTTTAATCAGACTTACAGAAGCTAAACTATCTCCATCTTTAAGAGTAATCGCGGCGATGCCTGTTTTCTTTTTAGTTTTAACATATTCTTCAAGAGATGTCTTTTTAACTAATCCATTTTTAGTTACGAATAAAATGAATTTAGCATCAGTATCTCTATAAATTGAATACATTAAAGTTGGCTGTTCATCAGTATCCATTGCAATCAAAGATTTTATGGACTGACCTTTTGTAACATTTGTACCTACTGGAATGTCATTTACTAAAATACGATACATTCTGCCTTTATCTGTAAAGATCATTAATGAATCAATCGTATTTGTTCTAATAATTGTAGATGTAATATCGTCTTGAGTTTTTATACCTTTTCCGTTTCTCTTCTGAGTTCGGAAAGAAGAACTTGGAACTCTTTTAATAAGTCCACCTTCCGTCATTACAACAACACATTTTTCTGGTTCAACAAACTCAATTTCTTTTGCCTCTTTGGAAACTTCAACTTGAGTAATTGTTGTTCTTCGTTCATCACCATATGTATCTTTTAAATAATTAAAAATATTATTTAATTCTGGAACAGGATTTTTAAGAATCTGACTTAATCTATCAAATTCTGCTTCAAGTTTTTCTTTCTCCTTCTGGATTTCTACACTCTCTAACTTAGCTAATTTGCTAAGTTTCATATCCAAAATAGCCTTAGCTTGCGCTTCGCTGAGATTGTAAGTATCCATGAGTTTTGTCTTAGCGGCCGCCGCACTTTCAGATTTCTTAATAAGAGCAATGATATTATCAATATCTTCAAGTGCAATTAACAAACCATCTAAAATATGAATTCTAGCTTGAATCTTATCTGCTTCATATTTAGTTTTACGAAGAAGAACATCTTTTTGATGTTCAATATAAATCTCAATCATTTGTTTAATATTAAGCAATAAAGGTTTTTTATTGACCAAAGCTACTTGGTTGATACTATAAGTATCTTCAAGTCTCGTAAATTTAAAAATTTTTGAAATAATTGGTTCAGCAGAGACTCCTTTGGCAAGTTCGATAACAAAACGTACACCTTGCTGATTACTTTCGTCTCGAATCGCCGTAATCCCTTCAATCTTTCTTTCTTCGCAGAGCTTATCCAGATCGATTGTAAGTTGTTCTTTTGAGACTTTATAGGGTATACTATAAAATACGATAGAATCGTGTCCGTTGTCTGTTTCAATCTTATATTCTCCTCTTATTCTAGCTCTGCCTTTACCTGTTAAATAGGCATTACTAAGTTCATTTTTATTAATAATTAATCCGCCCGTTGGAAAATCAGGACCTTTAATAAAATTTAAAAGTTCTTTAATTTCACAATCTGGATTATTTAAAACGTGAATTGTTGCATCCATAATTTCATTTAAATTATGTGGAGCAAAAGAACAAGCCATTGCAACTGCAATTCCAGAAGTTCCATTTACCAATAGATTGGGAATCCGGCCTGGTAAATAAATTGGCTCTTGTTCTTCATCTGTATAAGCGTTTGCCCAATCAACCGTATCTTTCTTAATATCGGCAAGCATTTCTTCACCCATCTTAGAAAGCTTACATTCTGTATATCTATAAGCCGCAGCTTCATCCCCATCTCGGCTTCCATTATTTCCATGAAAAGAAATTAATGGATAACGCATATTCCAAGGTTGAGATAACCAAACAAGAGCGCCATAAATAGAGCTATCACCATGAGGATGAAATCTACCCATTGTATCTCCTACTGGCTGCGCGCACTTAACAAATTTCTTATTATTTGTAAATCCTTTATCAAACATATCATAAAGGATTCTTCTTGCTACTGGTTTTAAACCATCTTCAGTTGAAGGCAATGCTCTATCTGTGATCACACTAACGCTATAATCAAGAAAGCTTTGTTCAACTTCTGGAATAATTGGTGTTTCAATAATATTTTGCATATATATCTCCTTAATACTTATTTAACACTTCATCTAAATAATTATTTGGTTTTATTTTTCCTGTTGCCAATTTATCAGCCATTTCATTCCATTCATGACCTGCATGACCTTTAATTTTTTGAAGATTAATTCTAAAACCTTTTTCATACCATTCATAATAAGATTGAATTAAATCTAAATTTTCTGGGGTTCCACCTGTAGATTTAATCCAACCATTTTTTTGCCAACTAAACATCCAATTAGTAAAAGTATTTACGCAATAAGCTGAATCACTATATACTGTTGGCGGTTTATTTTTAGACCCATGTTTTAACATTGCATATAAAATAGCTTTTAGTTCTTCTCTATTATTTGTTGTTTCTTCTTCTGTTTGTTTACTATAATTATAAATTAAATTTTCATCATTGTCAAGTATGACCACCCCAAATCCTCCTGGTCCGGGATTTGGGTGGGCACTTCCATCTGTATATATAATCATTTTAACTCCTTTAAGGTTTTAAAAATTCATTTTCTTCATATTTTGATCGAGATACCACGTCTATTGATTTGACAAGAGTATCAAAATTTATTATAATATGATTATTTGGAAATTCTTTAGCCCATATTTCTGAACATTGTTGTATAGTATTAAAATCATTTTCTTTAGAATAGAAGGTAAGTATAATAACATCACCTTCATTTATATTTATTTTATCAGCTTTAAATGTCAACATTTGCTCTCCATGCATTTTCAGTAATAAACTGTTTACGTGGGGTTACGGATTCACCCATAAGACTAATGAAAGTATTTGCTACTTCAGCTGCATCTCCCATTGTAATCTTTTTAAGAGTTCTAGTTTCTGGATTCATTACAGTTTCTGCCATTTCATGGGCATCCATCTCACCTAGACCTTTCATTCGGCCTAGCTCAAAAGATTTTGTAGCTGTTTTTCTGAATTCTGCAAGAGCTGCATCATCTTTTAAATACTGAATCTTTGTGCCCTGAGTGATTTTATAAAGCGGAGGCACAGCTGCATAAATATATCCTTTTTCAATTAATTCTGGTGCAAATTTCCAAATAAAAGTTAAGAACAAAATACGAATATGACTTCCATCAACATCCGCATCAGCAGTGATAATAATTTTCCCATATCGTAATTTAGATTCATCAACAATTACTTTTCCATCTTTAATTTCCAATCCAAAAGCATCAATCATTGCATTGATCTCTTGGTTTCCAAGAGCCTTATGGAGATCAACTTTAAGTGTGTTAAGGATTTTACCTCTTACTGGCAATACTGCTTGAGTTCCTCTATCACGAGCTTCTTTTGTAGTGCCCGCAGCGGATTTTCCTTCTACAATAAAGACTTCACACTCAGAACGTTTTTTAGAACTTGCATCTGCCAAAGTTCCAGGTAATACGGTTCTCTTTTTAGCGTCCTGTTTACGAACTGTCTCTTTTGCTTTTTTAGCTTTTTCTCTAGCGGCTCGTGCCAACAATGCTTTTTCGATAATTGCTTTTGCATCATTCGGATGTGAATCAAGCCAAATTTTAATTTCTTTAGAAGTTAATCTTTGAACCATTGTTCTTGCTTCACTACTGGAAAGGACTTCCTTTGTTTGACCAGAAAATACTGGATCTGGCATAATAAAAGAAAGAACTAAAACTAATCCTTCTTTTAGTTCATCACCAGATATATTAGCATCTTTCTCTTTAAGAAGTTTTTTCTCTCTAGCATATTCATTAATTGTCTGTGTGAGCGCAGTTCTAAAACCTGTAAGATGTGTTCCACCAGTATTCGGAATTGAGTTTGTAAACAACTTATATGTATCAGAATAAGTTGTATTATAAACCATTGCCATTTTTACGCCAATTCTATCTTCACTATTTTCCGCATAAAAAGTAGAAGTTATTGTTTGTTTATTCTTATTTAAATCTTCAATATAATCAAGGATTCCATTCTTTGATACAATAATCTCTTCTGGTTTATCTTTATAAGTTAATTTAAAAGTTAACCCAGGAGAAAGATAAGCCAATTCTTGTAACTGATTTCTTAAAGAATCATAAGAAATATCAATTCCTTCTTTAAAAATCTCTGGATCTGGTCTAAATTGAATAGAAGTTCCATGCTCATCTTTTCGCCAATCTTCAGTTTTGAATTTTACAAGTTGTCCTTTTTTAAAAGATGCTAAGGCAAGTTTCCCATCTCTTACTGAACATACACTAAATAATTCAGAAAGAGCATTAGTTGCTTTTGCTCCAACACCATTCATTCCACCAGATGTATTATATCCAGTTTTTCCGGAACTGTCAAATTTTGCTCCAGTATGAAGTTTCGTATAAATATTTACAAGTGTTTCAGATCCATCTTCCGCTTCTCCAAAAGGAACTCCTCTACCATTATCGGTAATGACAATAAATTCTCCTTTATCAAGATCACCTACTTGAACCTTACATTCAGTACAAAATCCATTCAAATATTCATCTACTGCATTTGAGATGATCTCAAGAGTAATATGTCTAACTCCTTCTGGACCAACTGAACCAATATACATTCCTGGTCTAAGACGAATGGCTTCAATACCTTCAAGTGTTTTAATATCTTCTACGCCATAATTCATTTTAGTTTCTTTATCTGCCATTTAATTCCTCCAACTCTTTCTTAAAACGTAAATAGTCTTTCCAAGTCTTTCTACTATATTTAATCCATCCATCTTCAAGACCAGTAACTAAATATCGTTTCCAATACAGAGATACTTCTTTTTCTTTCTTTTTTCTTTTATTAAACATTTCTATATATCCTTTCATATTATATATTATACATAATTTTTCTTTAAAAATCAACTCAATTTTTCTAAAGACGTAAAAAAGAAAAAGCCCTAGTAAAAATCATTTGATTTTTACTAGGGTAAATATTTTAGCCTTCAGCTTCCTCAGCATCAACCTCTTGTTCCATTTTTAATTGCTCCATAGTTGTTTCATATTTGATACCTTCTTTGGTATTTTCCGCAGTTGCCTTTTTATAATAAAAAGCTTGACTTACTCCATAGGCGCCCCAAGGAAAAGATACCATTGCGGCAAGCCAAGGAAGTTCACCAAAATAGCTATTTATAACACAGAAAAAAGCCAAGAAAATAAAACTAAGAGTAATTATCCAAATGAGAATTGACTCTTGAATAAGAAGAATTTTAGAAAATTCTGTCTGCTTTTTTTTCCGTCTATTGGAAGATCTTCTTGTGGAAGAATTTTTATGAGTTCTTCCACTATCATAATAATAGGACATATTACACCTTCTTTAAATATTTTTTAGATGCAAATCCAGTATAAACCACTTTATTATATGTAAATTGTACATATAACCAAGGAGTTCCATTAGAATTAGAATAGTAGCCATAATTTTGAACTGTAGTTCCTTTTGGAATTGTTACCATTATAGAGTTATTTGTTCCTGCTCCATTTCTAATATTCAAATCAGCTGTAGTTTGATAAGAACCAGCATAACTACTATTTTTAGAATCAGCTGCATTTGTAGCAGTTTTTTTAGTTGTAGTTGACGTGGTGGTAGTAGAATTAGCTACATAGGAATAATAAGTTCCTGTTGTATTAGAAGTATATGCATATCCGCAAGATGTTCCAGACCAAACAATTTTATACCATCCATTAGAAACACTAAGGACCTCAACTTTAGTTCCTTTAGAAATGGTTCCTACCACAAGACTGCTAGTATTTGCTTGCGCACGAATATTCATTTCTGTTTGTGCAGTAGCAGTTCCAATGCCTTTTCCAACATATGAAGTATTTTCAACTGTAGTTGTAGTAGTAGAAGTTGATGCGTTAGATCCTTTAGTGATATTTGTTGCAGTATGAGCAGAGTCATTTAATAAGATATCTCCTGGAAGTAAATAAGAAGTTCCTGTTAAATATTTACTATCTGTTAATACAGTAAATCCAGCTGCTTTATAAGCGCTTCTCATATCTCCAGTATAAGTTGCAGAGATATTTTTAAGTGCAGAAATTCCTAATAAATATCCAACAGCTTTTGTATTTGCAATAACGCCCGCAGAACAATCACTTTCACATTTAACTGTAATTTTTGATGGATCATAATTTACTTTTTGAAGCTGTGTCCAATAAGTATATCTTTCATTTTGATCATATCCAATATTATCATTTAAAGCGGCTGCGCAACCTAATTCAGCAAGTTTTTGACCTACATTAGCATCTTTTTCATATCTTAAAACACAATTCCAAGGTCTATTATACCATGAACGTAAGTACCATTCTTCTCCAGTTTGATCGCCTGCTGAGCCACCTTTATATTTATTATTTTCATCATGTCCACTATTTGAAATGTAATGAGTTCCAGTAGAATTAATATATTTAGAATAATTAGATGTATTTGACACTATTGTATCCTCCTTTGTTGCATATGAATTATAATATTTCATTCCATAATTAGCTCTTGTATTTTGCATTGTTGTTCCCGTATCTGCTGGACTTTCAAATTTTTTTAATACAATATCAGAAGCTTCTTTTACGCTTGTTGCAGTTTTTAAAGTATTATAAACTGAAGAATAAGAAGTTTTTAATTCTGTTAAAAGCCATTCTAATTGAGTTTCTAAATCCGCAATAGATACCTTTTTACTTTTAACGAGATCATAAAGACCTCCTTTTCTTCCCGGACTAGTCCACTGCGCTAAACCATAACCATATTGTTTATTAGGAAGTGGATTTAAAAATTCTGCTCTTGTAATTGTCCCATTATCAACAGCAGCGGTGTATGTTACATCTGTGCAATATGTTTTTCCGGCTTGTTTAAGTCTAGTTTCACATAAATTTTCAAGGTTATTTGATTTTAATCCGGATTCCGCATATAGATTTCCCATTAAACCTGCGGCGCCATATTTATTCAAACCTTTTGAAATAAGATAATTCCAAATTTGTTCTTCTGTTGTTGAGCCTGTTAAAGCCATATGTTTTCCTCCTTTTTAGATATAAAAAAAGACCTCAATGAGGTCTTTTCCTTTTTTTTACATAAGTTCTGCGATTGTAGCAATTTTAGATCTATGAATATGTTTAAGTTCAACTTCTCCATAAATATCTTTACCCCTAAAGACTTTAGAAACTCTACGCATACCATTATTAACTCCGGCAAAACTAATATCATCAACTTGAGTTTTTTCATCTCCGTCAATAATACATATACTATCGCTACCAACTCTTTGAAGAGCAAGTTTCATTAAACTAATATCTAAATTTTGAGCTTCAGAAATATAAATACCTGCATTCATGCCACTAGTATCATATCCTCTAATATCAGACAGAGGTAATAAAATTAATTTTTCTTCACTAATCATCTGTTCTACTGCAATTCTTCCACCTAATTTACTAATTAATAAATTGCCAATTTGAGAATCGAGTAATTTTTCATCTCGAGTACCTGGCAAATATCCTAGCTTAGCTGAATTTTTAGTGGCAACAGTATTACAAAAAACTATAATTTTATCAATTTTTCCTCGTTCTAGCTGATACATTAAAAATCCAAGAGACAAATAAGTTTTTCCAGATCCTGCTGGACCTTTAACAAGAGTAATGGTGTTATGGGAAAAACTATCTGCTAAAAGAGACTGATAAATATCTCCTTTAATTGGTTTAATTTTTCCAAACCATTTAGATTCAAAATTTTGAAAACTTAAAGTTCTATATCCATTACCTTTCCATACTAATGTATCTACTAAATTTTTATTATTATCATAAACATTAATATATTGATTGATTTCCAAATTATATAAATTTTTAGTTGGATTTGAATAAAAATTAGACATTTCTTCATCATCCATATACGCATCTATATAACCTGTGTATCCATCTGAAATTTCTTCTTCTTCAGATTCAACATTATTAAGATATAGTTTAGCAATACTTTTTAAAGAAAGGTCATTTGTTACAAAAATAACATCTTTATCTTGCATTTTTTGATAATATAATACACAAGATAAAATTTTAATATCTGGAGTTATATCAAAACAAGATTCAAGAACAAGAGAATAACTCTTTTTATAAACAAATACTTCATATTTATCGTCATTTTGATCCAATAGATGAAGTAATCTGCGGGCCGCAAATTTAGTATCAATATCTTTTCTATTGGAAGTTTTAATATTTTCTAATTCATTTAATGTTATATCTGAAATTATAATATGTTCATTTTCATCATTAAATAATCTATCTACTTTTATTAAAAGGCTACAGGTGTCATAAAATTTAGTCTTCTTCTGGCTCATCGCTATATTCTTCCTCCGCTTCGGTTAAGTTATTTACTGCAAATCCAATGACTCTAGTATCTGTGTCATCTAATTCTAATTCTTTTGTCATTTTTTGGATTTGACAATTATATTCTGTTAATTTAACAGAACACTTTCCTTTAAACACCTCCAGTAGCGCTGCGATTACAGTTGCTATACAATCTAGTAATGGGGATATTATTTGAACAAATAATATACCAAGAATAAAATAATAAAGCATTTTTTCTTCCTTTCTCATTTATATTCTATATAAATATATTAAAAAAAATGCTAATAAATTAATTGGATTTGTCCTTATTCCGATTAGCGCGGATTCTTTGATAAAATTTCTCTTTCTCGTCGATCATCTGCGACAAGTTTTGTTTTTCTGTAGTTATCAGCTGATTAATTACATCTAAGTCAAATTCTTTCGCACGAATTCGTCTCCACAGCATTTTATTTTCGTAAGATTTTGGATTAAATTGTTTGCTATGTTTCATATTATAATATAGTTCATATAAAGCATTTAATGCTGGTTTAATTTCATATTCGCGTACATGCTTGAAGTATTTAATCTCAGCTCGGATTAAAGCAATATTACATCCAGTTTTTTCGCTCATCATATCTCGATCATCCGGGTGACAAGTTGACGTTCCTACAAAAGTATTTACGCCATCTGATAGCATACAAATTGCCACTCCATGTTCTTCATCCCACTCAAATTCTGGATGTCTATCTAATTGTAGTTTAGCTTTCATATAGATGCCTCCTTTAAAATTATCTAATTATATTATACCATAAAAATATAAAAAAAGCAAAAGTTAGCATTTTGCTCAAAAAATTTGGTAGCGCGATCTTTAAGCGGCAACGGCCGCTAACGTTGGTCATGGACATCAAAAAAGGAGGCACATATGTGCCTCCTTACTGTTAGTCATTATCCTTTGATCCAGTAGCTACTTTACCACCAACAAAGCCGGCAAGCAAAGATTTAATATCAATGCCCATAGACTGGCTCAGTCCCTCAGAAATCTGAGAAACATTTGTCATAATGTCTCCGGCAAGTTTAGAAGTATCGCCACCATACATGTAGATCTTATCTACGTTGTTGTATCCTCTTCCAACTGCTTCTGCAATAGCTGGCAACTGCTCGAAGTAAACTTTCAAAGCATCCAACTGCATACTCATCTGAGCTGCTTCGCCATACTGCTTCATAGCTTCAGCCTTCTTTAATAGACCTTCAGCTTCTGCTTCTGCTTTAGCCTTGATAGCTGCAGCTTCTGCTTCACCTCTCGCTCTCTGAGCTTCTGCATCCGCAAGACCCTGAGCTTTAGTAGCTTCCGCAAGAGCTTTCTTAGCTTCTGCTTCATGCTCAGCCTCAATCTTCTTAGCTTCTGCCTGTTTAGCTCTCTCAAACAGCTCTGCCTCAGATTTCTTCTGAGTTGCATATAACTGAGCATCAGCTCTCTGCTGAGCTGCATACTTGTCAGCTTCCGCAGTCTTTTTAACTTCAGCTTCCAGAGCTCGTTCCTTGATAGAAACCTCACGCTCTTTCAACTCAATCTGCTTCTCCTGGCGAGCAATATCAGCCTCAGTTGCCGCAACATCCTTAATCTGACGCTGTCTCTCTTCCTCAATAGCCTTTGCCGCATCTGCCTGTGCTTTAGCAGTATCAGCTACCTTCTTCAAATCAGCCTGTTTCATATCAAATTCATTGTTACGAATCGCAATCTCTTCAGCAGCTTTTACTTTAGCATCATTAGATGCCTTAGCATTAGCTGCTTCTGCAACAGCAATTTCTCTCTGTGCATTAGATTTTGCGATTGCCGCATCCTTACGAATCTGCTCAACGTTATCAATACCTAAGTTATCAATAACATTACCTTCATCAGAAAAGTTCTGAACATTGAAAGAAACAAGTTCAAGACCAAACTTAGCAAGATCAGGAACTACATTCGCCTGAACCTTTTCGCTGAACGCCTTTCGGTCAGATACCATTTCAGTCAGTTTCATCTGACCAACAATCTCACGAATATTACCTTCCAAGAGGTCATTAATCTTAGAAGCAATAGTATCTCGATCAACATTTAAAAAGTTCTGGGCTGCAAGTGCGATCATATCCTCAGAGCGACCAACCTGTACTGAAACTGTAGAATCAACTTTTACATTAATGTACTCAGCTGTTGGAACAGAAGATTTTGTTTTAACGTCAATCTGAATTGCACCAAGAGACAACTTATCCAATCGTTCAAAGAATGGAACTTTAATTCCAGCTTTACCGATCAAAATTCGAGGCTTCTTATGAATGCCAGAAATAATAAATGCGACATCCGGCGGTGACTTTACATAGCCAGAGCACAAGACTCCGATAATCAAAAGAGCAATAAGCACAATAGGTACAAAGGGAAGAATTGTCATTAAAATGTTCATAAAAATCTCCTTTTTCTCTTTATTTTTATTATTTAATTGTCAATGTTCTTAAAGTTGCTCTTTGCATTTAGCAACTTCTTTTTTAATATCCTCCAGAATTTCTTCAATAGAAACTGGAGTACAATTATGTGAATCAAGTCCTACATGATACATAAAAGGAATATCTTCATAGAAATTATCCTTTTGATGTGTATGCCCAAAAAGATTAAGTACATGCATCTTTAATGGAGCTTCATTATCAAGATTAGAAGTTAATGTTGGATAATGACTTAAATAAAATTTATATTTCTTATATTCAAGTACATCCGCATAACCAAGAACTTCAAAGCCTTCTTTCTGATAAAGTGAAACTCTTGAATTTGTATCATGGTTTCCTCGAAGAATCTTAATATTACCATTTAAAGCTTTCATACATTCCATTCCTGCGGCGTTATCATTTAAAACGCAATCGCCCAGATGGTAAACTGTATCTTCTGGTTGAACAACTTTGTTCCACCGATCAATAATAGCTTCATTCATTTCTTTAACAGTTGCAAATCCTCTTGGTTGCCAGATAAAAGCTCTATCATGGCAAAAATGAGTATCTGATGTAAAATAAATCATTTAATCCTCCTTTTCTTTTCCAGCAAAAAGTATATGGTCATAATGATATTTTTCATTTTCAGTTGGCGGGTTATATTGAGCAAACATTCTACGAATAACTGAACGAGGTACATAAGCTCGATTCTGACCTCTCCGCTGTTCATTCTGGCTTAAAATCTGTTCTAATGGTAACTGGAAAGATACCGGAATCAGATAAACATTATCTAAAGTTAAGCGATCAAGAACTTTATTCCTTGCCTTTTCAGAAAGGTGAGTGGCATCTACAAAGATTGCATCTGGACCATTTTCATCTTCAATAGCTACTTCAACTCTTCTGCAAAATTCATCAAAGACATCATCTTCATAAGCAAATATATTCTTATCTTTATCTTTCAAAAATTCTGCCCGAACTTCATCTCGTGAAATATGAATACAAGGATAATTACATTCACTAATTTGTTTACGCACCCACGTAGTTTTTCCACTCCCTGCTGGACCGCACATAAGAAATAGACTCTTCTGCTTCATCTCTGTACACCCCTTTTTCAAAATTTTCTTTAAATTCTTCTACATCTGCATATGTTTTACATTCAACATGATTGACTTCCATTTTACAGAATGGGCAATATAACTTTTTCCTATGAAATCTTTCATGCTGAAATCCAGATTTCCTCATAAGAGGAATTCCCTTTCTTCCACAATTCATGCAATAAAAAACATGTTCTTCATACTTCATATCATTTCCTTTCTTTTAATGTATTTTTAAATTTCGCCGCTTTCCCATTCAACATCATTTACATCATATAAATCATTATCTTCAATGTAATTATCTATGGTTTCCTCAATGGCTAAATCCCAATCTTTTTCTGTCAAAGGAATATCAAATTTTATCTGAAGTATTTCTTTAACTTCTTCTTCCGTTAATTCAAATGAAATTAACTGAGTTAAAGATGCTGTAACAATTCGTTTCATTTTTATCACTTCCTTATCATTTATAAATATATTATATAATATTTTTAAATAAAAATCAATTAAGATTCTTTATTCTCTGTAGTCATCAATTAACTGAACAAAAAGACCTTCTTCCCTCAGAAGATAATAAATTTCTTCTTCTGGTATTGAATACCAGTTAGGATGCTGATAACGAAGAATACGATAAGTTATAGCTTCTAAAGCTTCAGCCAAATCACTTTTATCGCAAGCGCTAAAATCAATCATTTTTTTTATCTCCCATTAATATTCTGTAAATCCATAACTTTCACATTCATCAGTTTTAAATAAAATTTCTTCAAAAGTATCTAAATTTAAAAGAACTGTTGCTCCAGTGAAAAATGATCCAAGATCTATGTCTACTTTATGGTTGCTACAGTACCATGCTGCTTTAAAAGGAATTTCTTCTTTTTTTGGATCTATGGCTTCATAAAGATACGGAAGAGGGGTATGTCCATGTACAATAATTGTATTTGGAAAATTAACAAAATCCCATTTGTCATAAAAGTGTCTTCGATTCCAAATATAATCTTCATCTCTATGAACCATTCCATCTCTTGGGGTAAATCCTGAATGAGTTAAAATAATTTCTTTATCATTCTTATTAATATATTTTTCAATCACTGGAAGCCTTTCAAGATTTTCGATCCATTCTTCTTTATTATCTTCATGCTTCCATTCTTTAAAGGTTTCAGAACCTCCATTTGAAGCTAAAAGATAAAAATTAGAAAAAGAAGCTCCGCATATCATAAACTCTTTCATTGAATCAATTAGCATATCTTCATGGTTTCCTTTAAGATAAATGAACTGCGGATCCTCATATATCATTTTAATAACGTCCCAAGGATGCGGACCTCTATCACCGCAATCACCTAAACAATATACAGTATCTTTGGGATTAAGAAAATCTTTAATTTTTAAAAGAAGATCTAATTCGCCATGTAAATCACTTACTGCATATACGCTCATATTTACCAGCCTCCTTATTTATTATACCAAACTACATATTTATAATTGCCTTTATGTTTATTTAACCAAGTTGGATCACATATTACAGAAACATTAGTTTCCTGATTAATATCTTCTGCAAAAAATCCAACTCCATCATAATCCATAAACTCTGCATTTTTAACACATTCAATAAATGTATTTATTTCAATATAATCTCCTATCTCGCAATCTTCATATGGGTCATAAGTAGATAACCATTCTTTTTCAAAAAGTTTATCTATCCAATATAAATCCTCTTCTGTAAAGATTTCATTCATTTTTTTCTCCCTATTGAATAAAACATTTTTTAATTTTTACAGTTGAATAAAGTTCATCACTAAGAACTACTTTTTTTGTAACTTCTGAAAGATTTAAAAAAGACTTAAAAGTAAAAGTATAGCTATTATTTAATTTTAAGATTTTAGCATTTTTATCTGCTGAAAGAATAATTCTGATAGCTTTATCTCTATCAGACGGATAAATAGCTGTAATTTTATATTTTGTCATCATTTTTTATTTTCTCCTTAACTTTATAAATATATTATAATATATTTTTAATAAAAAATCAAAAAAGCCCTTTATTATAAAATAAAAGGCTTTATGAATTTAAAAAAATTATTCTTCATTTAATTGATCTCTTATTCTCATAAGCATTAAACCAAGTTTATTTTGTCCATGATCTTGACACTTCCCACATTTACAAGAACCCCAATAATTATCATGCCACCAGTTACCCTCTTTTAAATATTCATCTCCAGTAGAAATAAGCTTTTGAGCTAATTCTGGATTTGAAAATTTATATATGAGAGCACGCCACATAACTCCATCTTTCACAGATTCCCAATCTTTCCGTAGCTTAACTTTTCTGCCAAGTCGTTTAGCCTCTCCTGGGGTTGAAGCAGTAATAATCTGTTTACAGTCATTAAAGTTTAATGCTTTAGCAGCTTGAAAATAATGTTCTACTGTTGGAACTTTAATTCCATTTAAAGAAATAAAATCATCCATTTCATAAAAATTACTTAAAAAGGCATATTCACCATCAAATTTATCAATCATGTTAAATTCTCCTTTTATTACTTTAAAGCCCTCTACTTAGTAAAGGGCTTTATTTAATATCGAAGAACAAAAAATAACCATAATGCAAAAAACCATACTGCAAATAAAATTGCAATCCATTTAACAAATGGAGAAAAAAGCACTGTTAAAATAATAAAAAACAATGCTAATATACAAAAAATAAATAACATACAAATTAATTTCACTTAAAGCCTTCACCACCTTTAGGAGAATTAATTATTTCTCTAATCTTTTCTGCTAGTTTATTTTTATTTTTAGTTCTGATATTATTAATTATTTATAAATTATCTGCAAGGTGCAAAACAATGGTAGATATTCCACAAGCAAGAAAACCAATCCAATAACCTTCAATCGGAGTAACAGCTATTTTCATAGTTAATGTAACCGCAATAAAAATAATAAGAAAATATATAATATATAATATTGCTTTCAATCCTTTTTCTCCTCTTTTAATTCATTATATTTCTTTTCAAGTTCTTTATATCTCTGAAGAAGTTTGGCATAAGCAAATTGCGCTTGGTATGCGGCATCTTCAAAGGTACACCCTCGCTCTTGACAAGCATATAGATCTTTTTCTAAACCCTCGTACATTGCTTCTTCTGGATATGGACATCCTCCGCAAATACTCATACAAGCATCCCCTTAATTACCTTATTTACTATACTCATATCTGCCTTGCCTTTAAAACGAGGCATGATAGTTTTCATAACAATACCGGCATCTTTCTTACCCAAAGTAATATTCAATTCAGCAGCGATATTTCGGACTTCCAGTTCAATTTCTGCTGGATCTGTCAAAAGAGTTGGGGCAAATTCTTTAATAATTTCCATTTTTTGCTTATATAAAGTCAATGTTTCTACTCTTTCAACTGGACATGTATCAATCATTTCTTGCATAGTTTTCTGCTCTTTAAGAATAACCGCATCTACCAAAGATTCAGAAATATTGTCTTTACATCTTTTATCAATAGCAGCTTTTTTAACTGCGGAAACCATGCTAGATAAAGTATCTTTCCTTACTTTATCTCCATTCTTCATGCTTTGAATCATTTCTTTCTGAAGTTTTTCTAAAGTCATTGTTAATCCCTCTCTTCTTATCCAAAATATTCTATAAAGTCATTAATTCCATACCAAGTACCTTCATACCTTATAGCAAGAATTTCATCATATTTTTTTAAATCTTTCAAAGCTTCTTTAATAGAAGGAAAAATACATTTACAAATATGCTTTTGGGATAAATTTATATATCTATAGCTATTTAATTTTTTATCAAAAAAAATGGCTACTTTAGTTGAATGCCCATCTGTATAAATAATTGTAAAATCCATCAATATTTCTCCTTCCTCATAATTCTTTCAAGTTTCTGTTTACGAGTATCAGTTCTGCGTGGCTTTGCGCCAGGCTTCTTTTTATATCCGGAACAAGTCTGACACAGCTTTCGGAAGACTGCATCCTTGCCCAAATCACACTGATGTTCGCAGATATAATGTAAACACTGAATTTCTCTTCCTTTAGCCATGTTTTTTCTCCTTCTAATGTCTTTTATTTTTTCGATGAATATATTCTGCGAGATTAAATCCACCTAAGACAGCCCACATAACACTAAGTATTATTCTGAGGATAAATAATACTGTATTATTTGGTTCTAACATTGCACAAATTCCCCATAAAGTGGCGCAAATAAAATCTAAAATAATTACAAACATCATTCTTCTGTCGCCTCCTGAGCCTCTTCCATATCTGGTGCTTCAGCTTCTACTTTAGCAATTCCCTCAAGAACTTTAAAAGAAAAATTCTTATGTTTATAAGCAGTAAATTTTGGACGATTAATAATTCTGCATACTACGCCTTCACGAACATGAGTTTGTCCAATGGGGTCTGGACCATCATAGAATTTTTCAGCAATTTCTTTAATATACTCTCCAGCGTTTTCAGCATCTTCTGGAATATAACCTCTCCAAAGGAAAGGTACACATTTAGCCCCCATCTGAGATGCGCGATAACGAACAAGATCTGGATCATATTCAATAATATCTCCATCTTCATTGGTCATAGTCATTCTATAAATATAGAAATCCGAATCTGGCGGTGTGCATCCATAAGAAAAAGTAGTTTCTTTTCCGTATCTTTTAATAAACTCTTTATCTTGAGTTTTAGAATTACTTACAGTAGACATAATTGGTGTAGCAGAATCGCAAAAACCAACAACTTCATAATAAACCTCTTCACCTTTTAGAAGTTTCCCTTCAAAAAATTTAGAGTGTTTTTCTCTAAAGCTATTAGATCCATAAAATCCACCTTCGTAATCGTCAAGTACACAACGACGAGTTCCAGAAATATAACCCCAATCATATTGCGGTTTACCATTATGATTTGGATCAAATTCTTTCTTCCAAATTTTTGCCCAGATTTTACGAATATTATTTTTAATATTGCAAAAAGTAGAATCTGCAAAGTTTTGAAACACTGGAAGATATGCGGTTCTCTGAGAAGTTCCATGCATCTTCAAAGTAATTTCAACACAATCTCCAGGGTGAAATGCAGAAAGATTATAAGCAAGCTGCTCAGTATCTGCATGCTCAGTAAAGAGTGGAGCAATATTCACTTTCTTTTTACGAGTTTTATTTCCTCTTTCACGAGGTTCAGAATTTTTACGTTTCGGAATATATTTCTTACAAATCTCATGACCATTAACTATATCAATAGTTTGACCAACAGTCAATTTAGAAAGATCTATTCCAGTATATTCTAAACAAGTAAGAGGAAGAAACAAACCATCAGATTTTTCTCCTCTTAACCGAATAGAAGTTACATTTCTTTTATCCGGATCCATATATCCGCCAATGTTTTTTCCGGTTTCATCTTTCTTTCGTACAAGGTTATTTTTTTCACAAAATTCTACAGAAAGCTGACCATCAGTTGGAAAATAAACTCCGACCTGACCTTCTTTATACTCAAGGTTAACACAAACTGTATTTCCAAAACAATCTGCCAGAAGAAGCCGATCTGCATTAGAATGTTTTCTAACATTAGTAAGAGTAGTAATATAACCTACATATGCCATAATATTTTCCCCTTTCTTTTCTTTTTTTTCTTTTCTATATATATTATATAAAATAATATTTAAAAAATCAATTTATAATCATTTAATTTCAGTCCAACCATTTTTCTGAATAATCGTCCGCATATTTTGCGCTCCAACAGGATTCATACTATGGATTCTAATCGCATAATTGCGGCCACTCTGTTCAAGCCAGTCAAGAAGTTTAATATAGTCTCCTCCATCTTCCGCATAATCGCCTGCATCATGATCAATATCAATATAATCAATCGTCCATTTTTGAATAAGATCTTCCATTTCTTTTCGACTTTTGGCTTCTCTTTCTTGGCAGTCTTCGCAATCAATGCATTCTGAATCAGCATAAAATTTGCAATGAGTGCAATCTTTATTTGCAGAACGACCTTTAAAAGCAGCATTAGTTTTTTCAATAGCTTGAATAACAAATTTTGCTTCATTAACACTCTTTGCTACTTTTGCGCCTTTTGGACCTGGTCTTACATCATCAACCCAAACAATCATTTTGCTTCAATCCTCCATCTAAAATCGAAATATTTACTTTTAGATCGATTAGCTTTTTGGATATTTTTCCCAATTCGATCTAAATGGGTATTTGGTTTATTTTGATCAGTGTCTGGAATTTGAGCATATACCCATGCGATTGCTTCTGTCATAGTCTCATATTCTTCAATGACTTGACCGTTCTTCATACGAAGAATTTTCATCTGCGCGAGGTCTTCATCTTTAATCTTTCCATCAATTACGATGCTTGCAGCTTCTTTAGCCTGATATTCAGGGAAAATGCCAAACTCCATAGGAGATCCTGAAACATGATCATATACTTCTTTTAACATTTTTGCATCATCAAGTGCATTATGAGCCTGTACGATTTCCTCCTGGCGATAATATTCCACTACTTTCGCTAAAGCAATATTCTGAATTAAACCAAAATGAGCTTTAACTGTAGAAGAATAATCAATTAAGCTGGTATAAATACATCCAAGAATAGCTCCTGCTTTAAAACAAGTAGTCTTTTTAAAATTTGACTTTACAAAATCTTTATCGCTATTTCCATAACAATAAAATTCTGGGAGTGAATCATTTTCACTACACCAATCAAAAAACTTCGTAAAAACTTCATCTGAGCTTGGTGCTGCATCAATCATCTCCTGCGTTAGACCTGTCAGCTCTGTAATAAATTTATTGAGCTTTTTCTTAGTATGCACTAAAGAGTAAAATTCCGCTCCATCTTCGCGTACACATCCAATAGCAATAATTTCATTAGAAAACTGAGTAGCTTCGAAATCAATAAAGTATTTCATAATATCAATCCCTTTCTTTTATAAATTTAATTCTTTTAAAATAGGAGTCATAACATCTGTCAGTTCTGGATAAAACTTAATTAATGTATCTCTTGCATTTAAAGGCTTGTCTGGTTTAGTAAAACGAGCGCATTCCCAATCGATTGCCATCTGCACAAAATCTGCATGGGTTTTTGCTTTTATATCGTGATGATGAGCATGTTTTCTATGAAAATTATGAACATCTTTATAATCAAAAATCATATAAAGAAAAACCTTATCTAAATCGTGAAAAAGACTTCTAATAGTATTATATCCGAGTAATTCTTTTTCTACTTTTCTGAAAGCTTTTCTGTGTTTTAAAGTATAATTGATTCTATCTTTATTTTTCATAGTCAACATTCTCCTTTCTTTTTATTTTTTCTTTTCTCTTTACCTTACTTATATATTATATAATATTTTTTAATAAAAATCAATAAAGAGAAAATGCTTTAGCATTTTCTCTTTACTATCCTTTCATATAATAATTTGGATCTTTTGGAATCCATCGAATATCTGGTTCTTCATTAGAGTTCCATCTGTTCCAAATAACAGATAAATCTTCCATATCATTAAAATACATTTCAACGTGCGGCCGCACTAATCTGTCCGCATGAAAATGTCCAAAAAGCCAAACATTCCAATGAAATTTATTTCGGAGTTGTTCCATCCATTTTTCCATTGAGTTATCAACTGTAGATTGATCTACACCCCCAATAAAAAGATCGGTTGGTTGCCAGGAGAAAGGACATGTATGAGTTAAAACTAAATCAAATGTTTTTCCTTTTAGTTTTTCTTCAATTTTAATCATTTCTTCAGTGTTTAACTGTTCTTGTTCAAACCAAGTCCATCCTCTACTCTGTCGATAAAATTTATCTACAGAATAAGCTCCGCCAATTACAATAGTATGTAACTCATTGATTAGATATTCTTCTCCATCTTTGAAGTATCTAATATTAGGATATTTTTCTTCAAAATAAATCCAGCCATCAACGTTTTTATCATAAGATTGGAGCATAGATTCAAGTAATTGCGGTCGCTGCTCATGATTTCCACGAACTAAATAAAAAGTATAATTAAAATCACTCATAAGCTTTTTTAATTTATCATCTCTTTTATCGAGATAATAATTACAACCCGCATCACCAAGAATGATAATTGCAGTTTCTTCTGGAGTTTCTTCAAGATTATAAAAACGATCTATATTCGCATGAGTATCCCCAGTTATTATCCATTTTTTAATCATTAAAGTTCCTCCCTTATCGCACGCTCAACAATCTTATATTGTACCTCATTTAATAATTTTTCAATTTCTAAGTTACCTTTATTATTATGATTTTCACAAAAATCATTCGCCAGAAGATCAATATATTCCATATATTCATTTGCTAAAGCATTAGCTTCATTCAAATTATACTTTCCTTGCTTAATCATTTTTAACTCAGTAGGATTATCTGGATGTAAACAATCTATAAATTCTTTACCAGAAATATATTTAGAAAGATATTCATAAATTCTAACTAAATGTTGGAACTGCTTAGGATCATAACCATATTTATCAAATATTTCTTCACGACCTTGAAGACAACGTCCCATTTTTTTATATTTCTCTTTTGCATGACCTTGCATACAACGAACTGCCGCATATGGATTATAATGAGCAATTTCTTCTTTATGATTAATTAATTTTTGCCATTGCGGATAATATATTGGATTAATAATACAATAATCTGTAAATAAAATTTCAAGAAAATTAAGATTTTGTTTCTTAAGAGTTCCAAGCATTAACCGCACATCTTTAAAATCAATATGTTCATTATTTTTTCTTACATGAGTTGTGCTCATTGGCTGTAAATTAAAAGCAAATTCTTTAAAAAAAGGTGCCACAATTAATTTAGTATCAACGTCTGATTCTTCAGTATCTAATCCATAATTTTGACTACCTTGTAAGAAAATCCCAACAATTTTATTTTCTGGGAAATATTGCAAAGATTCATTATAATGATCTGTAAGTCTTTCTTCTATTGATTTCATTCTTTATCCTCTTCATTTTCAATTAAATTTCCCCAAATTGTTTTATACACTAAATCAAAATCTTGTTCTGTCGGCTCTTTTGGGTTTATATATTTTATACTCACAACTTTTGGGATGCTATTATTTTTAGATAAAATACTATCAAGAACTGAAATAATAGCTTCTTGTTTATTATAATCAGATCCTTCTGTATTTGCAGCCACCGTAGCTAATGCAATATTTTCCTCATCACTCCAATGATATTCTGGAAAGCGAGGCTCATAAGTTTCAGTAGTTATAATTCTATCTGGAATAGGAGCTGAAATTACAATATATCCAACTCCAATAGCCAAAGCTAAAGATAAAATCGTATGTTTCATAAGAACTCCTTTACAATAGAAACTTAATAACGGGCAAATATTTTTCTTTCATTTTATCTGTTAAAGTATTTTTTAAAGTTAAATGATCTTTCATATCAGCTCTTTTAACAATTAAAGCATAAGCGCCGGGAATATTTTCATTTAACTTATCACTATTTGCCATTTTAGCAATTTTCTCAACATATTCATAATAAGTTTCTTTTTCCGGTTCAAAAGTTAAAAGTTTAAGAGCTTCCAATAAATAACTTCCATATTCATCAAAAATTGGAGTAACATCTTCATAAGTTGCATCTGTATCTTCAATTAAATCATGGCAAACTGCTAAAGTATAAATTGCATCTTCACTAAACCCTTCTTTTATAGAGCTGCACGCATAATTAGCGACTCTAATTCCATGTGCCAACTTTTTAGGAGAATAAAATTTTTCTGTAATCTCCATTAATTTTCTTACTTTGTCAATATTCATTTTTATCACTTATCCTTTCTTTTATCTTATATAAATATTATATAATATTTTTTAAAAAAAATCAAGAGGGAATATTTTTATTCCCTCTTGTCATCCTTTTCTTTATTTAAAATATTATCAACTGAATCAATAACATAATCGACAATTTCTTTTCCAGTTTCTCCTGCAACTGTTATATTTTCTACAGTTAAAGCATCAAATACAATCATCGTATAAAGAGTTTCTTTATCTGGCGTAATTGTATTTAATATAATAAGAAAAATCAATATAATAAGACTTCTTTTTGAGGTTTTCCCCCAAGGTTTTCTTATTTCTTTAAGTTTTTCATCATTTAGTCTTGTATCATATTCTTCATCAAAATGAAACATATAAAATACGAATGAAAAAATAGTAATAAGAAGGAAAAAAACAGAAAGTATTACTAACCAAGTTTTAAATGTGTCTACAATTCCCGCCAAATAAATCCAAAAAGGATTTATAATTCTTGTCATATATTACTCCTCTCCTATATAAATAAGTTTATCAACATATTCTCTATCTTCATTCTTTAAGATTGGCATGTTTAAATCTACTGCCCAACGAGATCTTTGTTCTAATGTATGATTATTTTTATATAAATAATAATCTTCTTTGATGCAACTACTTCCTCTTTTCTGATAAGCTGGAAAATCATTCCAGTTAATACCTTTTTGAGTCATAAGCATATCTTGAATATCATTACAAGATTTATCTTTTAACTCATAGTGGCTAAAATAAGCCTGCCCCACGGATTGGATAGAATTTCTTGTTGCATCAAGTTGTCGCCAATAGATTAAGTTAGTAACTTCTTCTTTTGGAATATTAAAACATCTTGCATCAAACATAGCAGAATTAAATTTACTACTATATAAATCATACCAAGCTCTTTCTTCTTCATTTGTCATTGCAACTCTTGTATTATAATATAAATTTTCTGTTGCATTTTCAAAAAATTTATTAAAATACATAGTTGCCATACTTGCAGAAATACTACAGATCTTCTGGACTTCATAATCAAACCAAGCTGATGTATTAAAAGTTTGATAATCTACAAGAATTAAAGTAATTTCATCTGACTGAGTATATCCAAAAACACATCCTTGAATATTCTCACAAAGTTTTTGCATAGTTTTTTGCATAGCATCTGTAAGAACTGGATCAAAAGGTTTCTTCATTCCTCTCGTAAAAGTATGAAAAGACTTTCCATCAATTCTAATAGCTACTGGCATTCTGCGCATAAGCTTAGTCTTTGGAATATCTTCATAAAAAGTTTTCATTCTGGTGCCTAACTCATCTCTAATCGCCATATTATTTCTCCTCAACTACTTTATAATTATAATTAATTCTATCAAAAATTATATCTTCTGCCATGCTAAAAGCCATAAAACGAATATCATCTTCAGAAGCATCATCATTTGTTAAGAAAAATCCTTCTTCTACATCTGACAAAGGAATAGATGGAAAATTAACTGTAACCATTACTTTTTTCATTTTTATCATTTCCTTTTCTTTTTTATTATAAATATATTATATTATATTTTATAATAAAAATCAAAAAAAGAGAGGAAAGACTAGCCTTCCTCTCCTATGAAATTACTCCTTGCTAGAAGTAATATTTGTTAAAACATTTTCAAGTGTTGTACCTCTCAGAAGTGTATTGATAAAATCAGCAACACTTTCATCTTTAGCCATTGCATATGGAGCAAGACCATCGGATACAGAAGTCAACATCTGAGCATTTGCTTTAGCATTAAGAGCTTCAATTAAGCCAGGCTGTACTGCATTAAGTGTCTTAACGACTGCCTCTGCATAAGCCATCTGTTTAGCTTTTTCAATATCTGCAAGATTCTTCTTATGCTCAATTTCCGCAAGACGATCCTTTTTCAGTCTTTCAATCTCAGCGTCATTTACAGCATCCAGAAGTGGCTGAAGATCATTTGTAGCCTGCTGAGCAGCAAGTTTTTCAGCTTCATTTTTACGATTAACCTCTGCCTGAATAGCGATCTTCTGAAGAGCTTCTTCTCTCTGAAGAGCCATCTTATTCAGCAACTGCTGACTGCGGATTTCCTGTTCTGCTTTTTCAGCTTCTGCAAGTTTCTCAGCAATAGCAACACGCTTTTCAGCATCAGCCATTCTCATATTCTGTCTTACATTTTCAAACTGACGATCATTTAAAAGTTCAGCAACATCATGCTCAATCTCAATGTTCAAAATCTCTGCATCATAAACATACATTCCATTCTCTTTAAAGAATCTTCCAATATGCTTATCTGTTGATTCAGATGAAGTAGTTTTCTTTTCATTATAATCAATAGCAACATCTCTTACAATCTTAGAATAATTCTGATAAAACTCTTCGATTGAATATCCTTTCGCAGCTCTCTTAATTAAAGAGCGTTCACGATCACAAAGATATTTTACATAATTTTCTACATTGAACCATTTATCCATATATTTTGGATCAAAATCAACGCAATATGAAACCTTTACTTTTGCCTTAACAAAATCTTTTGTCTCAATTTCAACAATATCTGAAATCTTATTATTTTCATGTCTTAAAAATACAGTTTTAATAAGATTATCTGTGGTTTTCGGTTTTCCAGTAGACATATGAATCTCTGCTAATGTCTGATCATAGTCAAGAAGAATAGACTGCGGACCGCAAATCACTTCTCTACTTCCATCTTTTGACACAACATTAACTGCATAACCAGTCCATACATCAATATTCACAACACCATCATACTTATTATCAAGTGTAATTGTACGAGGTTTTGTATAAGATGTTCCTCTTGAAATATTTGCTTTGGCTTCTAAATTAGCTAAAGAGCTAGAAAAACTAGAAGAAGCAAGATAAGATACGGAATCAAGGTCAACTGCTTTTAATCCTCTTTCAACAGCTTTTTCTGTTAAACCAACATTATACTCAAGTGCTTCTCTATTACCCGGATAGAATAATTCACATTCTTTTCTTGTAAGCTTACGCTTAACAATAACCTGAGTTCTCGGATCCGGAAGAAACATAGCCGGACCTTTTACAGTGGTAATTTCGCCGGTCATACGATTCATTACATAACGTCCTTCGCCTTCTGGAATAGCGATTGCGTGATGCATAATCTTATTATCATAAGAAATAATCGCATGCTCCGGACGCGGATAATAAATCATCTGACTCTCGCCAGTAATGAATAATTCTTCTCCAACTGGATGAACAGTTCCATCTTCATCTTTATACTCTGCAATAACCTTTACATAAATACCAGAAATCTTTGAAAGTTCAATAGCTCTAAAGATTAAACCGCCTTTTGGTGAAGTTACAAAAGTCTCTGTAGGCTCTGGGAATACTACTTCCGGGCCATGGACATATCTTTTATTACCATCTTCATCTTTCAAAATACAATACTCAAGGCGTTCAAGAGTAACGGCTTCACGCACATATCCTTTTTCAGAACTATCTCGAATTTGAATTACTTCAATACCAGTAGGCGGAATATAAAAAGAAACCTCAGTTCCTTTGATAACCAAAATCTGACCATTTACATAATTAGATTTTGTTTCAATCTTCTTACCTTCTGGATCAAGAGCTTCACCCTGACTGGAGTTTGCGCTCTCTGCTTCATAAACTCGCGCAAGTAGATACTGATTAGAACGCAAAGCATGACCACGAACTACTTTAGCCATCTGTCCCGGATAAAGAGCGAAAGATACCGGACCTCTGATATTAATTTTTTCTCCGATGTGGATATTATCTGGAAGTGTGTTTGAAGTACCAACCATCGGATGCTTGTTATTTTCTACCGGGTTCTTTAAAATTACATACCAGTTTTCTGGGGCAGTAACAAACAAATGTTTTGCTGCATTATAACTACACGGCTCAAAAGCTTTTGTTGTAGAATTAAAATTTACAAGTTTATCAGACTGAGAAAGGCTCATTTTTGTTGGTCCAACCAAACAAGAGACATGACCCTTTGTTTCATCCAAAACATAAGCATATTCATTAATGCTTAGCACAAGATCTTTCTGATTTGTTTCTCCCATTAAAATTTTCTCCTTTATTTCTTTTTCTTTATTTATCTTATGTATATATTATATAATATTTTTTTATAAAAATCAATATAAGAATTTTTTAGTTAAAAAAATAGCGAAGATAGAAACCTATCTTCGCTATTAAATTTATTCTACAACAGAGTAACGCTCACTGTTGAGTTTTTCCATCATCAATTCATAGCCTGTTTTACCAGACATAATTGTCTCAAAGATTGATGGAGAGAAACCAGAAACATAACTTACTGGACCATTACCGATCATCGGAATGTTATTCTGGCGAGCATCAACATTCCAAAAGATAAGATGAGGCATCTTATATCCGTATGCAGCCCACTTATTACTCATTGTTTCAAATAAAGTGTCCTGTGCAGTAACTCGATGAGAAGAGCTAGTTACACAATGATTAAACTCCATATCGCTGATGATAATAAGATTTTCCGGAAGGTCTGCCTGAGCACAATGATTCTGAATTGCAGTATTCAGCATCAAATCAAATGCAGCTTCAACATTAGTGCTACCTCCCCATGGAGCCTTTAACATTCTTACAACCTTATCGCAAAAATCAACTCCTTCAACTTCCATAAGAGCTGGCTGAGAGCTGAAAGTAATAAAATGATTTGCGAATGGACCTTTTGCCTTGGATGCGCAGTACATACCAAGAGAAATTGCTACATTAATAGGAGCGGATGCAGCAGAACCCCACATAGAACCAGAAGTATCTACGATTGCCATACCATTAAAAGTTTTTTCATTGAAATAATCTGCAAGATTATCCCAATACTTATTTACCATTAAACGATTGACGTCATCCAGAGCCACATCTTCTCTTCCACCATACCAATAGCTATAACCTTTATGCATTGCATTCTGGGCTTCAGCTACACACTCATATGGGTACAGAGTTTTTGCGTTTACTTTCTTTGTTTCATCTTTTGCAAATGCTTCATACTTTGCTTTGATAATATCTCTGCGGGCAAAAGCATTTTTATATTTCATACCTGCTTTGGATGGAATCTTATCAAATTCAATTTCATCCCAGCGATTTTCAGACATAAGACGCTCAAGAACATTAATTCGCTCACGCAGGATAGACAGAGTTTTACGATACTGTTTATGATTCATTCCGAGATATTTTCTAGTAATATTGCCAAGACGGCAAGATTCTTTAGAAGAAGTATTCTCAGACTTCATCCATTTTGCCAGAAGAGAAGGAGTTTTACACTGAACATCAAGCTCAAGCTGTTCTTTAATGAGCTGAAGAGCATCAGTTTCAACAGGAGTACCCACAAAAACATACAGGTCGTCCCATCGACCAAACTCTGGAATGTTTTTTAAATTACGAATTACTGCTTCTGGATCCTGTTTAGCAAGATCTTTTAGACAAACCTTAAAAAATCTACGCTCTCCCTGACCACCGCGTACGTCACGAATATAAAACAAGCATTTCAGTGCATATACCGGATTTTCTGCATATGCTTTTCGCCACATCAAAATAACGTCACTCTCACTGCGGTTACGCATAGCAGCGCCCATAGCAAACATATCAAGAAGATCACTTCTGGTAGTTTTATGAGTAATTGCACCATTCTCAGTAAGAGTCACATTAGTAGCATTTTTAAGACCATTCATAAAAGTATTCATATTTATTTTCTCCTTTTTCTCATTGTTTCCTCTCGGACGAGAGGATTTTTTATTTTTCTTTTTTCTTTTTCTTAACTTTCTATAAATATTATAACAAAATTTTTATAAAAAATCAATTTGGAATTTTATACTCCGATAAAAAATAATAAATATCTTTAATATTTTTAAATATTACTTCTTTATCTCCAATTTTCCAGGAGATAGGCTTTTTTTTGTAAAATAAAAAATCGACAATTAAATCAGTTTCTTTTCTATCTTCTTCTTGTTTGACATAATTATCACCAATAGTAGCTTGGACTACAAGGTCTAAATAATCTTGAGAAAAATTATAAATCGGTGTTTCTGTATAATCGCAAATGTTGCCAATACTATGATTCATGGATTTATCAAAATTATTATAGTCGTCTACTCGTTTAATAAATTCTGTTAGACTCAACATTATTTGATCTTTCTCCTTTTTCTTTATAAAAATATTATATCAAATTTTTTTATAAAAATCAATTTGACATAACTTAAAAATTAAGGTATAATGTACTTAAAAGGGGGTTAAATAAAATGATATATTTAGATAATAATGCAACAACACGACCATTTCCAGAAGCGATTGAAGCTTTTCAAAATAGTAATTTTGGAAATCCGCATTCAACTCACATAATTGGAATAAAAGCAAATAAAGATCTTGAAAAAGCAAGACAAATGATTGCTGAGGATATAGGGTGTGATATTGAAGAGGTATTTTTTGTAAGTGGCGCAACTGAGGCTTGTAACTGGGCAATTCAAATTCTTAGAGATAATAATTGTAATATTATTTATAATGAATATGAACATAGTGCAGTATTAAAACCTATTATGGCCTTCTCGCCAGTTGACAATCCAGATAAAAATGGATATGTTCAAATGTTAGTAAATAATATTTACGGAGAAATTTATGAAATTCCAAAAAGAGAACATGAAGAAGATTTAATTTTTTGCGATGGTACTGCGGGTATTGGTCACATGGAATTTAATTTTAAAAAGTCTGGTATTGATTTGTTAGCTTTTGGAGCTCATAAGTTCAATGGAATTCGAGGTATTGGATGTTTAATTATTAATCGAAGACTATTGCCGGTAAGATCTCTTATTTGGGGCGGCGACGTTACTGGTGGAACACCTTGCTCTGGATTAGCATTAGCAATGGCTGTAGCTTTGCGTAAAAATTTAAGTAATTTAGAAGAGAATAAAAAACATAATATCCTATTAAGAGATTATTTAATTGATGAATTAACAAAAATTCCTTATTCTCGTTTAAATGGTCCAGATAAAGAATTTCGAGCATCAAATAATGTAAATATTAGCTTTTGGTATATGAATGGTACTGAATTACAGAATTTACTCTCTGAAAAAGATATTTGTGTTTCTACTGGAAGCGCATGTAGTTCTGAAAGCTTTGTAGAAAAACGAGGTGGAATTTGTGTAAGACCAATTCCTAAGACAAAAGTAAGAGAACCAGAACTTATTACCATATTTAAAGCTGGTGGAATGGATCCTGGTGATGCTGAATCTTCAATAAGAATAACCACAGATATATATAATACATTAGATGAATGTAAACAAACTGTAGAAGAAATTCAATATTTATTAGATTTTTATAGACAAATATAAAAAAGAGGGCTTATAAATATAAGCCCTCTTTTAAGTTCCTGGTAGGATTCGAACCTACGATCGAGGAGTTGCAGTCCACTGCATTTAACCACTGTGCTACAGGAACAAATAAATGCCGAGGGAAAGATTCGAACTTCCATGTCTAAAAGACGCCAGATTTACAGTCCAGTTGCAGTCTCAAGAATTTTTTCAACCCTCAATACGGGTCCGGTGCGTATACCATTCCGCCTCCTCGGCATATAAAGTTATCAAGACACTAATCTGATTATTCGATTAAAAGTCGAAGCCAAATTATTTGCTGTCCATGTCTTTTTAAATTAAATTACTTCATATGGATCTGAAACCGCAAACTCACATGAAAATAAAATTTCTTTTATTTTTTCAATATCATAATCAGGTTTTACTTCAATACCATATTGATGCCCTAACTCAATAATCGCTTGTAAAGGATCATCTGCATAAATATTAACAATTTTATTTTCATTATCGAAAAAACAAAGAACTGCAAAAATATATCTTTTCATTTTATCGCCTTTCTTTTAATACCTTTTGGCAGAGGAGGTCTCTTCTGCGCTCAACCTTTTATTACTCAGACTTCTTAATTAGCTAGATTAAGGTTTCTTTTCACTTATTACGGACTTATACCGCCCCTCCCAAAAAACATTAAATGGTTATTTAAGCCGCCGCTTATAGGTTACCATCCTGATAACTCATTCTCGTCAAGTTATCAATTATATATGCACTCCTCTCGGGACATATAAACGGAGGTTTTCAAATTCCTTCTACCTCTAAGATAACAGTCTTTTCGCAAACCTGCATCGCGTAATCACCCTCGCGTAGGATGAGAAAAGCGAGTAACGGGAATTGAACCCGTATCCTCTGGTTGGAAGCCAGATATAATAGCCATTATACGACACCCGCTTAGTAGAGTTTCTAAAAAGAAACCCTATTTTTTTTTATAATATTTATACCATTTTCGATATAACTCTTTTTTATTCGGCGGAAGTATATCATTTGAACTTGAACAATAATGTCTTATTCCATTTACTGCTTCATAATGCCGTTTTAAATGAAGTTCCCACCATTCTTGCCAATCAATAATGTCATAATAATCACATATATCCCAACGATTTGTAACATTTTTATAAGACATATGTTGATATTCTTCATCAAAATTTTTTAATCTTTGTCGCAACTTATGATTAGCTAAACGCTTTTTAAGCTTCCCCTTATGATCTCCACAATAGGGAGTTTTTTTATATGATCGACTCATTCTATGTAACTCCTCCTTTAAATAAGAGTCTTACAGTCCATCTAATATAAACACATATCTCCCTCCTTTTGGAAATACTAGACACTTTTTCAATGAAAAATAATTATAAAATCATTTTTGTTATTCTATTACCCATAGATTATAGTTATTGAAAAATTTGCTGGATTGTGTCTAAATGCTGGTGACGGGACTCGAACCCGTATGACTCTAGGTCAGCGGATTTTAAGTCCGCCGTGTATACCATTCCACCACACCAGCTCAGCAGTGACTATAAAGTCACTATATAAATATTATATCAAATTTTTTATTAAAAATCAAATTACCATATTTTTTTCTTTATTAAATTTTTTTTCTTTTCTTTATCTTATATAAATATTATATCAAAAATTTTAATAAAAATCAATTATCTTCATTTAACTGATATTCATACTCTTGCAAATCTAAAGACTCTATTTTCCTTTTGTCACAAGGTTTATAATTTAATGATGGATTAAAATTTCCTCCTTTAATGGTTCGTCGTTTTCCTTTATTACGAGTTTTTGGAGAACAGCAACAGCATGAACAAAAAATTTTATTTTTGCTATAATAATGTAATGGTTGACACCATTTTTCCTCATAACCAAAAATTGCTTTTAAAATACGTTTATTTCGCAATGCTTTTTTAACAGAACGATCTCTCTTAAAAGATGATTTTGCCATATATAAACCCCCTTATTAAGTTTGAACGACAGTGGCAGGATTCGAACCTGCGAGCCGGATACAAGCCGACACAGCGGTTTTCAAGACCGCGCCCTTATAGCCACTTGGGTACACTGCCAAAAGGTGAGATTAACTCACCGTTTTATTAAACCTGTTTTTCAATCTGCCTAAGATTAACTTGAGCCTCAGTAAGTTCATTAGCTGAGTCTTTTACATACTCATTCATTTTATTATAATGTTTCTGAGCCTCTACTAACTGTCGATGTGCTTCAGCAAGCTTTTTATTTGCCCTTGCTTTTCTCTTAGCTGCAATCTTTGCATTACATCGAGCTGCCGCAAGTTTCTTACCAGTTTCAAGATCAAACTCATCTCTTGGATCACACTTTGCAACACCTTTAACAGTTTTGCCAGCATAAGTAGAAACTGCAATTACTTTACCCTGCGGGAAATAAAAACGATATTTACTAAGTGGATAAGTAGTTTTACTCATAATTTTTAATCTCCTTTTTCTCATTTCTTATAAATATATTATAACAATTTTTTTAAGAAAAATCAAATAACCGATTTTTAACTCAAAAATTTTGAAAAGCTATTTTCATTTTGGATCTTCGGTCTTCTTGACCATTGCCGGCCGGAGCAGCTTTGTGGTACAAAAATTCCCTTGTTAAGATGTTCTTCTCCAAAGTCCTACTTTATAGCCGCTAACAAAAGTTGCACTATACTACCGACCTAAACCATCAGACTTTTTAGGATTCTCATACTTATCAAGGGAATTTCTCTTTACTAATGAGATAAAAAAACAATAGGAATTTTAATATTTCATTAGCAAAGAATCAACTAATCAATATTCAATAAATAAATATATATCCTATTATTCAACCTATCTATCGGGTAGATATCCGCGAGGTGATCAATCTCGATTTTATTATAAGGGTAACCTTCGCTGTAACCCTTTGGCGTAGCGGTCACTTTTAAGTCTCGCATATTCCGGCGCTGAACTCATTTCATCCCACCTTGCACTGTCGTGAAATTATTATCACTTATTTTAATTATCGTATGCCGATAACCATGAACTAATAATTTCTGGAATATTTTTGGCGAAGGTTTTTAATAACTAGGCACATGCTTTTTCATAATAAATAAATAAATGATTTTTCTAATCATTTAAAATTTGTATAATACTCTTCATATAAGTAAAATAAAAATTGCAGTAAATGCCTATATAGTGTTATTGCTGTTCTTCAATAGGTTCGGCTCGCATGTTTCGCTTCATGTCTTTTTTACCTTAATAATCATAGAATTCCGGCGCATTTTAATAATGACATATTAAAACGCACCTAGCTTTCGCTTCCAGCTCTCGCCCAAGACCTTAGCTTACAAGGTCAAAACCAGTACAAGTCGGTTTCCCACTCCGTATTTCCCACTGATTTACAAGGCTGATAATACGAACAAGCCTTGGGTAAATTTAATATGTGTCATCATACACCAACTCTACCACCTTTTGGATTAATGAGCCTGCTTACTAAATATCCTGCGAAGCGAGTGTGCTCAACGAAACAGGAGCGAACCCAGCGGGATTTGAACCCGCGATCTCGGCCGTGACAGGGCCGCGTGATAACCGCTACACTATGAGTCCATATTTTAAAACTAGACACACTTTATACGGATTCGAACCGCGCTGTTTTCTTGGAAGGAAAATTGTCAACCTCTGACGATAAAAGTATTTTGCTGAATGTGTCTATAACTGGGGATAAAGGATTCGAACCTTTAACCTTTTGAGTCAGAGTCAACGGCTCTACCGATTGAGCTAATCCCCATTATTTTTTTATTAGATGCACTTGATAGATTCGAACTATCTAAAAAAATTTTAGAATAACTTTTTATTGTCCTTAATAAATTGCTGTATGCATCTAAGAGCAGCCCCGGCTGGGATCGAACCAGCCCATTGCGGGTCAAAGCCGCACTCCCTACCACTAGGATACGGGGCTATATCAAGACAGTTTCTTATTGTTGCCCTACCCTCTAGGCGAACTCTCAAAAAATGGCTGAGAATATTGGATTCGAACCAATGATACACAATTTCTTGTATTTTGCTGAACCTGTCTTATTTTATATATTTATTATATAATATTTTTTTAATAAAATCAAATTTTTCTATTTAATTTCCTAAACGCCCTTATTATTTTAGCTTCTTCTTGATTATAATAATTAAATAATTTGCTGTATGCGTTTAATCATACCATTAAATAGAAAAGAAAAGAGAAAATAAAATGAAAAATCAGACTCAGATAAACTATAACAGTTGTTGCAAGTATATATGCCTGTTTGCTTATAGTACACATATATCCTATATGCTTTACCTATTATCCCAATTTGAGATTAATAACTTTTTATGTTTTTATCAAAAGATAAGAATTAAAAAGTATTTGCTGTACTAAGCCTGTTCTTTATTCATTTTAAATCGGGGTAGCGGGATTCGAACCCACGACCTCCTGAACCCAAATCAGGCGCGCCGACCAAGCTGCGCTATACCCCGGAAATAATTGCGGTTTAAGGATAACCGCAAACCATATAGGAGTATTGTAAAATGACTTATACTAAGTAACGATCTACTAAGCTACGTCTATTTTTAACAAAGACTGCATTTTTAACTTTTATTGATTTATCTCTTTCAATAATTTTCTGTCTTTCATTTTCATCAACATCCCAGTAATCATCTTCATCAATGCAAATAGAAACTTTACTAGGATCAATTATTAAATCTCCATTTTCAACATGAATGTCTGATGGATGATAAGTAAATAAATATCCTTTTCTTTGATCATTATATACTCTAATATAATTGGTCTTAGAATCATATAAATCAATTTGCTGATCATAATTATAAAAAACAGTTCCATCATTCAGAGTGAACATTACATTAAAACGAATATTATATACTCTAGTAATATTCAAATCCTGTAAAGTTGATTCAAGAGAATACCCTTGATTTAATTCAAAAACTATTGCTCTTAAATAATCAAAAGTAATATCTATCGTTTTAGCAAAATTAACAATTTTTTCAATATTACCATGATACTGCGGAAGAAGTTTATCTTCAAGATATTCTCTTACGTCTGTATCTGATGGATTTGTTAAGCTAAAATGATAATGAAAACGTCCTGGTCGATTAAGTAAATATGAATTTAATTTACTAATTTCATTAATAGTTATAACAAATAATTTCTTACCGCTATCAATTCCATCAAATAAAGGAAGCATTTCTTCCTGCGGATTACATCCATCCTGTTCTCCGAAAGTCTTTTCAAATTCATCAAAAATAACTACAACTTCCTGTTCAATAGAAGAAAGGAAATCTGCAATACCCGGTATATATTCAGTAACAGTAATAATTGGCAATCCTTTTTCAGAAGCTTTATTCGCAAGCATTCTTGCAAATAAAGATTTACCAATTCCTTTTTGTCCACTAAGAATTACACCAAAATTTCTATCTGTCAAAGAAAAAGAATTAAGAACTTTGTCAACTTTTTCTTCACTATTTCCATAAATTTTATTTTCTTTTACAAGAAGATCTGGTCTTTTTGTAAGAAAGAAACCAGCCATCTTACTAAAACAAACATCATAAGAACCTACTGGAAGCTCTTTATAAGTCTGTAAATCTTCTCCATAAACCTGAACTCTTGATCCTGATACAACAATATTCATTTCTTTCTCCATTTCTTTTCTTTTCTTTTAATTACCCACATTTACATGGCAATGTTAGATGTAAATGTGGGACACCAGTGTTTTTGCGACTATTAGGTAAGCGTCGCTAATACTGCGAAGTGGATTCGAACCACTGACCTCTCGCTTATCAGACGAGAACTCTAAACCTGCTGAGCTACCGCAGTAAATTTTCTTCAAGACTCTCCAAATTCTATTTGTCATTGATAACAACAAAAGAATTTTATTTCTTATTTTCTTCATCAATTAAACTTACTTTTAATAAAAATTTAATTGCTGTATGAGTCTTTTTCTTATATTCTATATATTTATTATATCAAAAATTTTTAAAAAAATCAAATTTTTAAAACACCCGATAAGGGAGTCGAACCCCTGTCTTAGCGTCCGTAGCGCCACGTTCTATCCATTAAACTAACCGGGCAAAATAAGAAAATGATTTTGTTCCTTCTTCACTACCGCCCAAATCTATTTTATCGGTATTTTTCTCGCGAACTTGGGTCTTGTTTATTGCTTGGCGATACAAGCACCATTTCTCCTTGGCGGGAACTCTCTTATATACCTCGTCGACAAATATATAAGTTTACTTTATCATTTCTTATATAAATATTATATCATATTATTTTATAAAAATCAATTAAGATTTTTATAAGCACTCCAGGAGGGAGTCGAACCCCCAAATCAGGAGTAGAAATCCTGTGTTTTTTCCATTAGACTACTGGAGCATTCGATTAGCACTTAATCCAACAGGAATCTGGATTAGACCAATCTTCTTTTTTAATATGCCGATTACGAGTA